AGTCAACCAGCAAAAAATCCTCAGGTCTACTTGGCGGCTTTGATTTTCAGCCTATTTTTTCGGAACAGACATTAAGCCGAAGTGAGCCAAAGGAAGAAGAAGTAAGCCAAGCAAAGCCGAACGAAGCCGAACAAGCACAGATTAAGCCCAGTGAAGCAACAGACAGCCGTACACAGCCCAATGAAGCACAGTTAAGCAGTATTAAGCCGAAGCAAGCCAAAGACAGCGAAACGCAGCCGAACAATGCTATAGTCAGCGAAAGTAAGCCAAAGAAGCTGAAACAGGCGAAAGAAGTTCAACGTCTTATCGAACAAGGTGATGTTCCAGGCGCACTAGCCGAAGCTGGTTTGACAAAGAAAAAAATCCCGATGCCGGAATCGCATCAGGGTGTTGCAAGCGGTGATGGCAAGCGTTCAAAGCGTATTACCATCCTTATGAGTGAGGAAGAACGCAAGTACATCAACCGTGAAGCAAGACGGCACGGAATGACGATTGGGCAGTTCGTGTACGCTCTGGCGGTTGCAGCGGCAGAGGGGAAGATTGAGTTGGAAGATTTTCTCGAAGATTGAAGCGAAAATAAAAAACACGCATTTTCTAACGAATTGACGTTGAAATGCGTGTAGTTTTTGTGCACTTGACTTTTGTATAAACATATGGTATATTATGTTTAGGCGTTAGTTTGCGAGGTGATGATATGACGCCGAGAATGGGTCGCCCTATCGTTGGCAGTGAACCCAAAAATAAGCAAATCGGTTTAAGAGCAACCGAAAGTACGGTAAAAAAACTTCAAATTTGTTCTGAAATCACAGGCAAAACGAAAACAGATTTGCTTGAAAGCATGGTTAATGAGCTTTATGAAAGGCTGACTAAATAAGAAATCCCCTAACACTGTCATAAGTCTTGGCGGACGAACAGTGAAAGGGGATTATAACACCATACAACTATGGATGGTAAATCCATTATATCATCTTCATTGTTGTATTACAAACAATATTTTGTAGTAAAGTCAATGAACATTCCGGCAACGAAAGAAGAAATTCTTGAAAACTTCAAGAAAAACAGCAACGGTCGTCCGCTGAATGAGGATGATTATGAGATTGCGGAAGCATTATCTCGCATCACTTACAAGGCGTATGAGGTCGGCATTGAAGATGCCAAACAGTTAAATATGGAGGATATGATGGATAACAAGAGATGTAACGCACTCCACGTTTTTAAGAGCAAGGCCTTTGGTCAGCTTCGCACAATTGAAGAAGATGGTAAGATTCTTTTCTGTGCTTCTGACGTGGCAAAGGCGTTGGGATATAGCAATCCGAGAGATGCAATTTCCCGCCATTGCAGGGGTGTCGTGAAACGCGACGCCCCTACACAGGGAGGAGTCCAAGCAATCGCTTTCATCCCAGAAGGTGACGTTTACCGTCTTATCACACACAGCAAGTTGCCCGGCGCAGAGAAGTTCGAGAGTTGGGTTTTCGATGACGTTCTTCCGTCTCTGCGAAAGGATGGCTATTACAGTCTTGCCCCACAGGAGAACAAGCCCGACACGCAGAACGATGCAGTCTTGCAAGTGCTGATGAAAAACACGGAAGTCCTGCAAGCAATCGTTCAACAGAACCAGCAGATTATGATTGCACTTACCAACCTGTCTGTCAACGATGCAAAGCGCACGATGGAAATTCAGCCTTACACTTCCCATCAGGGGCAAAAGGGTGACGGCAAACGTAGCAAGCGAATCACAATCCTTATGAGCGACAGCGAGCGGACTTTTGTTACGAGAGAAGCACGCAAGCACGGATTCACGGCAGGGGAGTACATCTACAATCTGTCCGTTGCGGCATCGAAAGACCAGATTGACTTAGGCTGAATTGGCGGCTGAATTTTCAGCTCTGATAGTAAATAAAGAGGGGGTCTGCCCAATTTTGGGCACACCCCCTCTTCTGTTTTACTTATCAGCAATGCAATCCCAGTAGAGATATGCCTTGCCGTCTGCGGCATCTGCGTCCTCAAGGAACGCCTTTGCCATGTCAGCGTAGAAGCCCGGAGTGTCAACGGACTGACGCTTTGCGACCTGACAATAATCCGAGTACATCATGTTCATGACAGCCCAGAAATCGTTCGGGTCGCAGGTGATATTGCGCTGCTTGGCAACGTCCTGCGTCTGCTCTAGCGTCCAGTGACAGCCCTTCGTGCCGTCAGCGTTTACCATACTGTCGCACCATTCCTCTGCTTCATCGTGGGTGAGGTGCTGGCGTGGCATCTTGATCGAGCGGCTGTCTGCACCGCCACGTTCGTACTGTCCAGACCGTTTATCCCAGTCGCCGTTCTGCGAGAAGCCGATTTGCGGCATCTTGCGTCCATACTCTACGTCAGGATAGCGGGGGATAGGATAGGGGTCGATGTAGCGGTTCTCCTCCTGCGGATAATAGGGATAGCGGTCGTTGCCGCCTTCCAGTTTACGCAGACGGCGTTCCAGTTCACGCTCCCTGCGATCACGCTCTTCCTCAAGGCGGTCACGTTCCGGCTCACGGTCTTTGTCGTGTTCACGGAGCATCATCATGCGGCGAAAATTAGTCTTGCCCATAATCTATACCTCCTCAAGAAATGGACGCGGGTGCGCCAGCGTGGGAACGGCAGAAACAGCCAAGATACTTAAACGTGCCGGTGCCTGTTGCAGACGTTGCCACACGGGTAGCGTAGCGGGTGCGGGTGTGGATGCTCTCGGCTGTCGCCTGAGCGCAGTTGCAGTCGGTCAGAGGGTATGCGGTAGTGCCTGCGCCGATGGTAATGACCACAGGAGCGTTGATGGTGGTCGTGTCCGGGATACTCTGGGCAACCACGATGCAATACTTCTCTCCGTCCTGGTATGCGCCAGCAGGGATGTTGATGGTCAGCGTGTCATTAGCGAAAGTCACCGACTGGCTCAAGACCAGATGGGGGCAGAGTTTGCAGCTTGTTTTGCAAGCCATAATGTTTTCCTCCTAAAAAATCAGGGGCAGAGGTGTCTCACCCCTGCCCCGATGGTTCACCCGGTGTTATCGGGGAGTGTGTTGGTTAGCAGCCGCAGCAGTTCACGCCCACGTTGGGGTTTGCCACCTGATAAGCGGGAATCGGACGAGGATTCACACGGTTCAGGATGGTATCAGTCTGCTGGGACATCACGGTGGTCAGAAGCGCATTCTGACGATCCTGAGAAGCCGCGAACTTCAGGCTCTGGTTCTCAGCGGTCAGAGTGGCAATCTTGTCCTGCGTGAAGTAGTCCATCATGCTGCGGAAGTTGGCGTTGCAGTTGTCGATAACTGCGCGGGCGTTGTCTGCGATAGCCTGACGGGTAGCGCAGTCCTCCGTTGCGATGGTGTACTTCAGGTCGCCGATCAGCTGCTTGTTCTCGCAGCAGCAAGATGCCAGCTGCGTTGCAAGTGCGGTCTGACCAGCCTGCCGTGCGTTGCCTTCCTGCATGATGGCAAGGTTGATGGCGTTGTCGCCGTTGGACACGCTGCGTTCCAGACCGTTCACGAGCTGTGCGTTCTGGTAGCCAAGCTGACAGATGGCGCTGTTCACGCCTGCAAAGCCGTTCGCGATGTTGGTGTTGACGCCGTTCATCTGTGCCAGCTGGTCATAGCCCAGAGAGCAGATGCCGCTCTGGATTCCCGCCAGAGAGCGGGAGGTATCCTGCTGGTAGAAGCCCTCAGACAGTGCCGCGCGGGTGTCTGCACCGCCCTGACCAGTTGCGCCAGTGCCGACCAGATAGGGGATGTAGCTGTTCATGCCGTTGTCGCCGCCGTTCCGGCCATAGCCGTTAGTGCCCCAGCCGAAGATGATGGCGAGGATGATAACCGCCCACAGACCTTCGTTGCCGAAGAATCCGCCGTTGTTATTGCCGCCGTCCTGCCCAGCCAGATAGCCAGTTGCAAAATCGTCCATAACAAAACTCCTTTCAGTTTTGCGTTATGCTATCCCACCGCCGTATGCGATGGGCGAAGCCAAACAAATGCGGTTTTTGTCAAGTCCGCAAAACTGAGAAGCGTTTCGCTTAGAGGGATGCGTTATCGGGGCAGCGTCAGATTCAGGACGCTTGCCAGCTGGTTCAGGTCGATGCCACGCTCTTTGGCAAGGTTCTGCGCCATCGTTCGGAGCTGTGCTTCGTTTTTGCCCTGAATCAGGTTCAAGCCCTGCATGATGGGTGCGCTCTGCCCACCCAACTGCTGGATAAGCCCCATCGGGTTTTGCCCGGCGCGAGCCAGATTTGCAAGCTGCATGATAGGGCTGTGAGTAATCATATCAAACGGAGAGGGCATCGTTTATTCTCCTTTCTTCGCTGCGGCAGTGGGCTTAGAAAAGCTCTTCTGCCATTTTTCTAGCTCATCCAGTCGGTGCACGAGGGCGTTGTACTGCTCAATAGGCACATACTGCTGTGTCGGTGCAGCGGTCTGCTGTGCCTGTTGTGCTTGCATCTGCCGCCATGCTTCCGGGCTGTAAAACTCTAACACGTCAGATTCGCAAGTGTTTGGATTCAGACGTTTGCAGTAAATGACCCCACTACGCAAATCCGGGCAATACGTCCATCTTCCGTATAGATCAGACGGTATCGCCAGAAATTCTTCCCTGCTGGAAACAGGTCTGCCAAGCAACCAGCCGCCGTCCTGTGCCGACTGCTGAACAGGCTGCTGCCCATTCATCGGCTGCGGACGCTGCGGTTGTGCCTGTTGCATCTGCGTGTTGGGCAGGGAAGTGGCAAGGCCTACCGTGCCCATGCCGCCGTAAGGATTGACAGGCTGCTGCGGAACGTAAGGCGTTCCGGGTGTTGGATAATAACTCATAAAGCATCCCTCCTGATGTGACCAGTGTACCGCATCGACAAAAAGTGAAGGGCAACGAAGGTACAACGAAGGACAAAAAAGAAAAGCGCCCACACGGAAAAATCCGCATGAGCGCTTAACTATTAAAGGACTTCGCATTGGAAGCAAAACTAAAATATCACGTTTCTGCTTGCAAGGCAAGGGTTTCGACAAAACTAGTGCGAATAAAACAAAATCCCCCACTTTGCCTACAACGTACCCCGCGTGGCACGCAGGACTTCGGCAAAGCAGGGGATTTCAGATATCCGCCCTCTTGTGCTTCTTCGAGAGGCCGGGTGGATTTGTTGATGTTATTTTACCACAATCAATCTGTTACGACAAGAACCAGTGCGGGGCCGTTGACGCTGACCGCTGCGTCCTGATAGGGCTCGACAACAGTCGTTTCCACGCCCTCGCGTTTGCGAAACTCTGTAATAAGATTGGCGGTCGGAACATTTTCGAGGTTCACGGTGAGCTCCTTTCGTCTAGCTTTTCATCAATAACTTTCAGCCGGTAGCCTATCGCCGTCCGGCTGTAATGTGTCTGTGCCGCAATGTCCGGCAGCGGAAGCCGCTCAACGTACCGCAGTAAGGCTATCTTACGGTCAACCCTCCCAAGCGGCGCGCTTTTGATGGCGGCGATCATCCTCTGTCTGTCAAGTCCTTGCAGCGCAGCGGGCAGCACTACACGAGCCGCCGCCACGGACAGCACCGAGCCAAAAAGGCTGCGGCAGCTGTCCAGCGTTGCGCACCATATTGCCAATGACGGCAAACCGGTGACGTTTTGTCACCATTTTGTTGGCATTGCCGAGATGGTATGTTTTTGTGAGGTCACGAAAACGTGCGCAGACCATTTTCGTAATGTTACGAAATTGCTCTTGTGCGGCGAACATCTCGGTGACGCCACCGAGATGGCGGTATGTAGTGCCCATGATATCCTCCTTACTGCTTTTGCAGTGCCGCCTTTGCGCGGTCGAAGAAAAACTGGATGACCTTGCTCATGGTCTCATCTGTGATGGCCCAGCTGATGAGCCTGCCGTATTTGCTGGTACTCAGGGCGGTGCGCAGCATCTTGACACACCACGCCTTACGCTCTGCGCCGCGCTTGGTGCCCTGAATTTCACGCTCTGCTTGGTCGATGAGGTCAAGCACCAGCGTCTTGACCGCTGCGCCGTAGCCCAGACGGATAAGCCCCAGCACAAGCGACACAGTGCCCGCAACGATGAGCACCAGCGCCAGCCATGCGGGCAGCGGGGTGAGAATGGTGTTAAGGATTGCTTCCATGTTTGGTTACTCCTTCCATCAGGTAATTATCAATTTTCTCCTTGCTGGCTTGCATGGCTGCCACGTTGTTTCCGGTCAGCTGCGATTCCAGCAGAGCACGGACGGCTTCAAGCGTCAGGCGGTTTACCTCGTCAATTTCTGTAAATCGCTCAAGGTCGCGGGTCAGGGCAGCACCGTGCTGCAGTTGTCCCTGTTCAAGCGCACCGATGCGTCTGTCCATCTCGTCCAGACGCTTGTCCTGTTCGGCGTCCGGCTCTTTTGCTTTTTTGATGTACTTGTGGATGATGTCCAACACCTTGTCCAGCGTGATCGCACCGGCGCACACGCTGCCAAGGATGCCCAGCACCCACAGCAAAGCTTCTTTTTCGGTCATTTGCCCTCCCGGAGACGGGTCAGACCCTTCTTCGCAATGATTTTGGCGTAGTTCTTGTAAGCGTGGCTCAAGTCCACGTTGCCGCTCACGCCCGGCACGCTGGCGGTGCTGGTGTATTGCCACATCCCAAAGGAAAAGTCTGTTTTGGGTTTGTCCTCCGGTTTGGTCTTGCTCATGTCTCTGGGATATCTTGCCAGCCATACATCGTACTTGCGCAGCGCCGCGCCACCCATGTATAACTCCGTCTGCGCAAAATTCAGCCCAACGTATAGCAGGGCGTAAAATCCCCACTGCTCTACCGTAGCAAGCGCATAGGCGGCAAGGTCGGTCAGCGCCTGCGTGGACAGCTTCTTGATTTTGTTGTCCTCTACGTCCACGCTGATGGGCAACTCAAAGGTCTTTCCGGTCAAGGCAGTCTTGAGCAAGGCAAGCTCTGCGTCTGCCATCTCTTTATCGGTGGCGTAGGTGTAGTAGTATACGCCAACCGGCAGACCAACGCGCTTGCACTCGGCGTAGTTGCGCTCAAACGTTGGGTCAATGTACAGCCCATCCTTGCGCTTGCTCAGCTTGCGGTTTGTGGACACGGCTTTAAGCATCACACCGGAGACAAGGCCGCTTGCCTTGACCTTGTCCCAGTCGATGCTGCCCTGAAAGCGGGAAACATCCATGATAGGTCTCATACTCTGCTCCTTAATACTTTTCGCCGGTGATCTCTTCGTACTCCTCTGCGGTCAGGCGCTGGGGCTTGCGCTGCACAAGGATGCGCAGCATAGCCTTAGACCAGCGGCCCGCCTCGTACTCGTCTTTCGCTTTGCCGAAGATCGCGCTGTACTTATCGCTCATGGCTCATGCCCTCCTTGTCTGCGGCCTCGTCCTCAATGGGCACATCGGCCAGAATGCACAGGAAATCTACCATAGACGCGATCTGTGCCAAATCCGCGTCCCGGTTCTCGTTTTCGGCGGCGGTCTTGATGCCGCCAGTGTTGCGAACAATTTTCATGTCGTTATCCCCTCCAGCAGAGTTTTAACATATTGATCCATGCGCTGCAGCAGCTTTTTGGAGTTGCCTTTAGCGGCATGGGCTTTCCATGATCCATACTGCTCATACAGGGCAGATGCCGGTTTCTCTCCTGCCTTGATGAGCTGGGCAAGCCGAAACAGGCGCTTGCGCTCGGCCTTGACGTTCTGCGGGTCAACGGTCATAACGACCTTGCCCGCCGGGGTCAAGCGGTAGATGAAACCTAGAAAACGGAATCCATCCTTTAGCCTGACGATCTTGGTCTTGGTCGGGTGCAGCTCCATGCCATCGGCAGCGTACCGGGCGCGGATCGCCTCCCGCCACTCCTCAAGCCGTGCCTTGTCGTGGTGGATGATGAGGCTATCATCCATAAAACGGACGTACTTTTTCGCCCGCAGGCGCTCCTTGATGTAGTGATCTATGGGGTCGGGCACCGAGATCCCGGCAAGCTGCACCATCTGGCTGCCCGGATTATAACCGGCCTCGCCGGTATATTGACGATCCAGCACCTCACGCACGCGGTTATGCACACTTGGCGGCAGATGCCGCTCAAAGCAGCGGTTTGCCACGTCATGGGGCATCGTGTCGTAATAGTGCCGGATATCTACCAACAGCACATAGCCATCAGCGCCGTGTTGCCGGTATTCGCGCTCCATCATGAGCTTGACCTGCTTGCGCGCCCAGTCGGTACCTTTGCCGGTCTGACAGGCCGCGTTTTGCCGGATGAAACTCCGTGTCATTGCTGGATAAACAGCATTGTCGTTGAGAGAGCGCTGGTATACCCTATCCCGAAAGCCATTCGCAACCGCTGTGCGGGGCTTGGGATAGGTGATTCTAACTTTGATTGTTGGCCGTGCCTTGTATGTACCTGTCGCGAGCTCCTTTTGGAGTTTCAGGATCTCGTCCATCCGAAACAGGTGAAACCGTCCAACGCTTGCCTTGCGGCACACGCCTTTGGCGCACTTGCCCTCGGAATTATACAGGGCATCGAACCCGATTATTATTTCTTCTTCTTGCACTGATTTTTTCAGCTCTCCTCGCAAGGATCTGCCGGGTGATAGCGGTCAACACCCCGCAGGGTGGCCACGTCCGGCTGATATTGTTCGTCTGCCAGAGGACAGACATGGCACTCGGCTCCTTGCACGGCAGTTTTTGCCCGGCCTCTGCTATGCAGGGGCTTTTGTGGGCGTGCTGCCGTCCAATCCGGGGCGCAGCGAAACGCGTAGATCGCGTACCAGAGGTTGACGTAGCCGCTGGAGGTCACGCAGAAGGCATAGCTGCCGCCGCCACGACGCGCAGAGCGCAGCCGCACATAGCGGCCCATTAGCCTACAGCCATTTTTATGTCAAAGCGCTTTTGCACGCTTTGCATCACTCTCGTGCCAGTCCCGGCAACGCTGCCGGATATCGCGCACAGTGTTGCCCCAGAAAGAGCACCGTTTGCCAGAAAGGTGATAGCTGGCTTTTGCCATGTCTATCTCCGCCAAAAGGACGGTGCACAGCCGGACGGCGTGCCTTTGAAGCTTAAAGCGCTCCTCTCTTTCGTTCGGCTTGTCCAGCCGGAGGTCGTTTGCTCCGAAGATATCAAAAAATATCCGGTCTGCCGTAGCGCGTAGCTGGCCGGGAAGACTTGCGTCAATCCCGAGGTCAAACACTTTCGCGTTTTTGGTGATCTGTCTGGTATACAGTGCCAGCTCACGCGCGTCAAGCGGCAGCGTGAATTTATTGTCCGGTATCTGGTCTTTGCGCATTGCCATGGGATAGCACTCACTTTCTCACCGGGCAAGGGATTGCCCGGTGATTATTTAAGATTGGTCATTTCGCAAGCCGGGGCGCAGCGAAACGCGTCGATCGCGATCCAGAAGCTGACGTAGCCGCTGGAGTACACGTTGAAGGCAAAGCCGCCGCCGCCACGAGACGCAGAGCGCAGCCGCACAAAGCGGCCCACAGTGCGCTGTGCAAGATCGCGGGTGATGCGCAGCGGGTAGGTCTGCCACAGAGCCTGCGGGGTCTTTGCGCCGGTGCGCTCTTTCCAGTAAGGCCAGTAGCCGGTGCCCTCGCCGGACACCTGCGGCGAGCAGTAGATCTCCTGCAGGGAGGGCAGAAAAATCTTGTCGTAAGTCACCACAGCGCTGCCGTCATCGGTGACGGTGTTGCCGTAGGTCACGACCTTCACGCGGGTCAGGGCAGCCTTAAAGTCATCAGAGAAGCCCGCAAGGAAGCCGGGCACGGTGTCTGCCTGATCGGGCTTCATATCCCATTCATCCTGCGGAGTCCACCACCCACCGGCAGCTGCATCGCTGTTGAGGTACTGCCGGTATGCGGACTTCCACCACCGGTTGTCGCCGTAGCCCACGGGATGCAAGCCGTTCAGCTTGCCGTTGGGCTTAGCAAGGAAGGTGCCCAGATTGGTACCGGCTTCACCGGCAGAGACGTTGCAGGTCTCCAGCAGTTCGCTCTTGTTCTGGTCTTTGTAGACGTAGACCTTCCAGCTGGTGGGAGCAGTATCCGGGGCGTTGTAGAAGCCGGTCAAGCGTGCACCAGCGGGCGCATTTTTGGTCAGGGTAAACTGGTAGGTGGTGCCGGTCTTGACGTTGGCGCCCCAGTCAAGACCAAACTTTACGTTGTAAGTGCCAGCCACCAGACCGGCCTCGGGCACAACATAGAAAGCCTGATATGCAGAAAACTGGATATCTTCCAGAGATGCGTAGTGCATCTGCAGCACAATTGCGGGTGCGGTGGTGCCGGTCTCACCCTCGGCGATATCGTCCGTCTTTACCACGTCCCACGGGCAGTCGTAGACTTTGCCGTCCTTGCCGGTGTAGGTGTTGACAAGCTGGGTGCCCACCGGGAAAACCGCCGGTGCGTTACCGGCAGCCACCACGGCCTTGATGCCGTTATAGTCCATCTCCTCCACCACGCCGGTCTGTGCCCGTGCAATCACGCCCAGCGAACTGGACATACCTAGCAGGGCAGCGGTCATCTGGTCAAGCTTTTTGCCGTTGTCTTTTGCGGTCTTGTCCAGATAGATAGGCTCCACCACCTCAGTGGCAGGTGCCTGCGTGCTAATTTCGTTTTCAGCCATGTGTTACTCCTTTCAGGATTTGCGGTATTTCATGCAGATCTTGCCGTCAACCACGACAAATCCGCAGGATTCGAGGGCTGCGGTACGCTCGGAGAGCGCTTGCTCTGCCTGTTCCGCGCGGGCGGTTTCGGCGGTGATGGCGGTGCCCAAGCGCTGCTCCTCGCTCTTGGCGCGGGTAATTTCATCAGAAATGCTTTTTGCGTTCGCTTGCACTTCTGTTTTATCTGCTTTGCCAGCAAGCGCCGTGCTTGAATTGCTTTCCAAGTCCACAATGCCGTCCTCGATGTGGTTCAGTTGCGGAGCGGTAAGCACTTCACCGTTTGCAAAGTTCTGCTTTTGATAGCTCATTGATAGGTTACCTCCTCTTCTTGTTTTTCAATCGGGGAGTAGACGAACTCCCCGTTGACATACAGATAATCGTAAAGATTGCCATCGGGCAGCGCTTCAACCTCTACGCTTCCAGGCATGGATGCGCCGTTAAAGAGAAGCGAAGCACTAAGGACACGACTTGTTTTTTTGTCAACGTTTAGTGCAATCATAAAACGTCACCTCATTTAATGCCATAAGCTGCAATTGGAATCATATACTCATTAACAAGACGGTTGCCATATTTTTTGCCGCTTGAAATATCAGATGGAGTACTAGATGCCCCACTAAAGAATAAAAGCATTGCGTCTTGAAAAACAAAATATATTCGATTTTCCCCATTTTCTAATTCATTCCAAGCACTAAAAAGCCTTCTTGCGATTAAAGGCAACGATGAAGCGCCAAACGTAGGAGAACCACTTGCTGGAGCAACGGCAGAAGCGCTGTAATATACCTCAACCGATGAAGTATCATCTCTATGAGGGCATGGAATTGTATAAGTGATGTTTGGCATCCCAATTTTATACGTTTGACCGTCAACTTTAACGCTTTCTGATTTTGCTCCATTAAAAACAAACATAATTTGCGACCATGCATTATCTTTTAAGATGATATTTTGTGTCTGGAATGCAGAATCTTGGCTTGCGTTCTCCCAAATTTTGACCATGACTTGACCAGAAGCAAGATTTCCAGCCGTAATCGTATCCGCTTTGATTTCCGTTGCGGTAATCGTTCCGGCTTGAATCACCTTTGCGTTCAGACCATCAGCGGAAATATCCTCAGTCGTTACCGCGCCCTTCAGGTTGATTTTGGACGCTTCGATTTGCACCGATTGTGCAGTCTGATTTATCGTGGAAGCAATATCGCCCTTGGAAACCTTTGTTTCAATCTTTTCGTTGGTAACTTTCAGTTGCGCGTCCGCGTAAGACTTTGCATTGCTTTCGGCTGCGGTTGCTTTGCTTGTGGCGTCCGCAGCAGCGCTGTTAATTGCGTCAGACTTTGCAGTCGCAAGCTCTTCTTTTGTTGCACGCAGAGTAATAGCATCAGCGTTTTGAGAAATCTTTGTTTCTGCTACACCGATACGCGTAGAAACGCCAGCCATGTCAGTTTGGTATGTTTCCTTCGTGACGCGGGATTCAATGGCAGCTTGCGTCTTTTCAAAATCGGAAGAATATTGCGTCTTGAACTGCGTCAAGTCGTTCTTGGTCTGGTTCGTCTGCGTGGCGGTCTGGTTTATCTTTTCGAGGTTTGCTCTGTCTGTTGCCGCCTGTTGGCTTGTAACGCCGCTTGTAGACTGCGCGTAAGAAGAACTCGTGACCGTTTCGCCAGCGCCGGAAATCGCCGTATTGCAGTTCAAAGCAAGCGTAACGTTGGTGACAATGGTATCATGCACAACGCCATCTTTGTCCTTGTAGCGTATCATGTCCAGCGGGAACAAATACGGTGCAGACTTGATAGTGGCACTATATGGGCGGTAGGCAAACCCGCCGCGTGCAGCTTGCAGTTCCTTCAAAACACCCTCGTAGGCGTTGGTCAGGAAGCCGCAGTCACTTATGTCAAGCGTGTAATCTGCCGTGCCAAACAGGTATGTGTTGCCCTTTCCATCGTCACAGGTGAAGCCGGTAATGGTGATGTCGTTCTCCAACATATCGCTGGAATAGCGCTCACTTGCGGTAATGGTCACGCCGGTCTGCTCATACCATTTTAGCACAAGCCTTCCGCTGCCATTCATGAACGCGCAAGTGCCGGTAAGCTGTGCGCACCATTGCAAGAGCTGGCGGTAGGTCAGCTTTTGGTTAGTATCCGGCAGACCGCCGATGCTGAAATAGTGGTTTGGCAGCGCCGAAACGTCCGTTGAAAGCGTGACATTGCAGATGGAGCAGATTTTTTGAATAAGCGCGTCAACATGAATAGGAAAAGAGAGGGCAGAAGCGTTCACCTCACGGTCAAACAAGACCATGTAGTCCAATGCAGAAATGCTTATAGTGCTTAGCTTTCTTGGCGGCGTGTCCACAATGAACAAACCACAGGGAACATACGCAACGTCTTGATCGGAAGATGCAGAACCAAGAATCATGCGCCCAAGAATGCCTTTGCCAAGCGTTGCGCCCTCAAGGACGCTGGACAGTTTGATGCCGATTTTGACGTTCAGGACAGCGCCCTCAAAGGAAACATCGTTAAACTTGCCATCGTAGTTTCGCAGTTTCAAGGACAGTTCGGACGCAACCGCAGAGCCGACCTCAATTTTGCTGTTGGTCACGCAGTACCGGTCAATCTTCAACCCGCCCTGAATGATATCTGCATCGGTGATGGTGAACGTCTTGCTGCCAGCAGTAACCTCAATAAGAGCAGTCTGTTTGTTGCCCTCGTTGAAGGATTTTATGATATCTTGCGATACATTGACCATCAGTGTGCAGCCCTTTCAATGATGTTAAAAGATATCCCTTCCCAGCGATTCATCCTTGAATTGTACATCGGAACAGCACGGTCGCCAACGTAGAACTCGCTGGTTTTCCAATCGCCAGCCATTGCATCAAGATAGGTAACGTTGATGTATTCCGGGTTGAACGCTTTCAGGATAGCAGCGGCTTCTTTTATCGTGGTGTACTTCCATTCCAGTTCTAGCTTGACGCACTGTCCAAGACGTTTTTTGTCCATCTTGTTATCCTCTGTGCGTCCGGCATCGGATGCCGAAATGTCCTGTAACCGCCACTGATAAGAAGAGGGGCATTTAAGATACTGCCCATCCACACTCCGAATCGGATTGTACTGGTCAAGTTCCATAAATGCCCCTCCTTTAAGTACCTACCGGGATAATTGTTTTGCCGTTGCGCTGGTTTGTTCTGTTCACTGCCTGATAGAAGCTGGACACGTTGATCTCTGCGCTCCCTTCCTTCTCAAGCAGAGCCTGCAACAGCTCGTTCTGACGGCGCAGCAGCTGGTTCTGCCGCTCCATTGCAGCTTCAACACCTTCGCGGATGCCCTCAACGATTTGGTCATTGTTGGCAACTGCTGTGTGGCCACCCAGAGAGCCGACCATCTCTGCACCGGCTTCTCGGGCGATAAACAGCTGCCCGGCATCGGGGAAACCGCCGTCCGCAAAGCCGAAAATGCTTTTGCCAAGATTTACAAGCGCTCCGATCGGGGATAAATCCCAAAGGGTGTGCTTCGCAGTTTCCAAAAGCTTCGTACCGGTAGACTTGTTGGAATCGCTCCAAGTTCCTATCATGTCCTTCCACCACTGCATACCGCCAGCAGCGCCAAGCCCAACGCCAACGCCTATGCCACCATAAGCGCCAAGATTTGACAGAGTGCCACCGGAAGCCGCTGTGCTACCGACCGCTCCAAGCACGTTGCTTCCTGCCGAGCCAGCAGAAGAAGCACCGGCGCTTCCGATACCGAGCTTTTCTTTAAACCAGTTTATAACCGCAGCGCCCTTCGACAAAATGTAGTCAAATCCATCAGACACGATTTTGCCAATGCCACTGTCCTTGCTGAACAGGTCACTAAAGAACGATTTCAAACCACCATACGCCTGTTTCAAAGCGGGAACTTGGTCGATGACCTCACCAACTTTGGTTTTCAGGTTATTAAAGGTGGTAATGACATTCTTCACACTGTCGATGGTGTCAGACACGTTCTTGACAGCAGTGGAAACCTTAGTAAAGACAAGATAGATGCCCTCAAACGCCTTTTGAATGGCAAGACCAGCAGCACCGAAAAATCCGTTGTACTGGTACTCGTTTTCAATCTCTGCAACGCTCTTTTTCACAAAAGACCGGATATCGGAGACCGCACTCACAAAACCATCATGCGTGTTCAGGATGGACTTCGATGCAGCGGTAAGAGCATCAATAGAAGATTTGAAGCCGTTGGAAATGTCTTTGCCCGCCTTAGTAACAGCGTTGATGCCCTCTGTGAAGTCGCCCAAGTCGGTTTTCATCTTCTTGAACCAACCGCCAAAGCTATCATTGGTGGTGCGCATCGTGCGTTTCAGCGCGTTTGCGGTTTCCATCATGGACTTGCCGCTTGCGTCAACGGAAAGGCTGATAGAGCCATCGCGCAAGCCGTAGTTGTCGTCTGCCAGCTGAGAACCGATAGCCTTTACCGCGTCAGACACGGACTGAATAGCGTTCACCGCAAGGTCTTTGGCAGCGGAGATGCCGTTGGCAAGACCTTCTACGATGTAACCACCGTAGCCCTTGAAAACTTTGGAAGGGGAGTGGATGCCAAGTTCAGTCTGTGCTTCTTCTTGAATTCCGTCCGTTACAACCTTGACAGCATCATCCGCAACGCTCTTTTTGCCAACGATGCCTTTTGTGATTCCATCTATGATGTTTTTGCCAACGCTAACAGGATTGAACTTCGAGATTTTTTCAATCAGTTTTCCGAACCACTTCACGGCTTCTTTAATTCCGTTGATAACGTCAGCAATCAGAAGGATGAACTTTTCTGCAAAATTTCCGTTCGCTGCAATTGCCAACCGGTCAGCTTCATCAACGCCACTTGTGATCCAACCAACAAAAACGCCGATGTTATGAATGGTTTGGGCAATGCCCATCACAAAGTTTTCAATGAAGTTGCCGTTCATCTGCAAATCCAATCGGTCTGTTTCGGAAACTCCGTTTTTAATCCAACCAACAAAGATTGCAATATCGTTAATGATGTTTCCAATTGCGGTAACGGCAGCAGCTGCAAAGTTTGCAACGCTTTCGCCAATAGACTTGAAGGAATTGAACCAGTCAGTTTCCATTCCAAAGGCGGTTTTCTGATTTTCACTCCCAAGCCCACGAACGGCTACGGAAATAGCTTCAAATCCTATAACGGCAAGACCAGCAACAGGATGGCCGGATACGATAAGTCCGATGCCAGCAAGCGTTGTAACTAAATCCCAAACGTCAAGGTCGAGCTTCTTCACAACTTTTGAAATGGAATCAAACGCGGAAGTAATTCCTTCCTGCCAGCTTTCGGGAAGCAAATTCAGGATAGATTGCCCAAGATTGGAAAGGGATTCTTTCAGATATTCGATGGATTCTCCGAGTTTTCCATCGGTAAGAGATATGTTCCAACCCTGCCGGAACCCTTCCGCTGCGAGGTAGACAAGCGCCCTTACACGCTCAAGACCTTTTCGGAATTTCTCGCTGTTCTGATAAAGGCTTACAAACCTTGCAACGATAATGCCAACGGCAACCGCAGCTGCCATTATCGGGTTTTTCCAAAGCTTCAAGACTGCTTCGATCAAAGAACCTTCGCCTTTGATTTTCTCAAGAGCGGTAAGAACCGAGTTGCTAATTGTCCATGTCGCAAACCCGGCTGCAATTCCAGAGATAAGCGGAAGCAATTTTTCAAGTTTTGCCTTGATTTCATCAACGGAAGAACCAACGTAGTTCTTGAACATATCGTAGCCGGACAAGTCTACATCACCTAAGATGTTGCCAGCAGCACCAGCGCCAGAGCCGGAACCACCAGAAGAACCGTTGTCTTTCTGGATGACGTTCAGTTCATCAAAGCCCATGATGTAGTTTTTGAACGCCTTCGCAGCCTTGCCGGTCGCTTTAGTGGTATTGTCCATCGCATCCGTGACGCCACCAACAGCATCGCTTGCACTGCTAAAGTCCGGGAACTCCACCTTGACGCCCATCATGGATGCAATGCCAGTGACTAGTTCTTTGACTAGCTCAACGGCTGCGATCAGCGGGGGAAGGATAGATTTCAAGGCAGGGTAGAGCAAAGAACCAACAGCGCGAGCCAGACTGTTCAGCTGTGCCTGCAAGATGCGAATCATATTGGCAGGGCTGGACAGAGTGCGGGCGAAGTCTCCCTGTGCATCGGTGGTCTGCTTCATGATGGCAATGTAACGCAGAACAGCCTTATCAGCCTGAGATAAGGTAGAAACGCTCTGCGAATAGCCAAGATTAAGCAGTTCCTGCTGCAACCGTGCGTTAGAAATATCGACACCCAGACGGCGAATCGGTTCAAGTTCGCCAGAGATAGCTGCCTGAATCTTCGTAAAGGATTCCGCAACAGGGATATTCTTCAAAGAAGCGAGGTCGTAGCCAAGCTGCGTCAGGTTTTTCGACAGCACATACGCCTTGTCGCTTGCTACGCCAAACGAAGTAGTCAAACTCTGAATTGTTGCCATGTTGTTCATGGCTTCGGTTGGGTCAATGCCAAGCAGGGTCTCCATCTTGTTGATGAACGTGCTTGCTTCGCCGGTCAGTCCTTTCATGGACACGCCGAACAGGTTTGCAGCTTCATAATAGCTATTGAATTTTTCCGCTGCGTTGCCAAGATAGGTGGCAATTGCTTTCAGCGAGACCAGCTTTGCCGCAGACCTCATGAAACCATTCAGCTGGTTGGAAAGGCTCAAATAACTTTTTGCAGATTTACTGCTTGCTTTTGTAGCACCGTCAGTTGCCGCAATAACCTTTTGGATATTGGAGGGCAACTTCGCAAACGAATTTCCCACTGTTTCGATTTTGGAAGCAAGCGGGTCAAGAGCATCTGTGATTTTCTTGCAAGAAGTGGCAAAATCATCCAGTGTCTTTGAATCCAACTTGCTGCTAAAATCTGGAATTTTTGCAATGGAATTAAGTGCGCTACTTACACTTCTAAGGCCAGACGCATCAACTTTGGAAAGCGGCGATAGGCCGTTTTGCAGGCTATTCATTTTGCCTTTCAGCCCAGAAAGGTCAATGCCTTTCAAATCGACCGAAGAAATCCTAGTTAATGCACTGGCGACCGAACGGATGCCCTTTGCACTTTCAGACAGGTTCACATTGGAAATTCTGTCCATAAAATCATTGATTCTACTAAGTCCGTCCATACCGGACGAAGCAGACTTCAACGCAGAGATAGACTTTGTTAAAGTGTCAAGGCTAGAACATACCTTGCCTATACTACCTTTTGTGCGCAGTTTGGAAATAGCGGTAGCAAGCTTGTCAATGTTAAGCTCTGCGCCTTGCGATTCCGCAGAGATTTCTACGGATAAGCTTGTAATATCAACATCAGCCATTGCTATCACCGTCCTTCTGATTCATCATAGAGAACATTGCCCTCTTGATGCGTTCCTGCGCTTCCAATGCGCGTTGGTATTCGTACTCGTCCTGCTCTTTCTGGGTGAGAGGAATCGGTCTATCCATGTACTTGATGGGGCTAGACCCTTTCTTGCGGAACATATTGCCAACCGTAGAGGAAAGCGCAGATGCCGTGTAGAAACCATTTCTCCACGCTTCAACATTGGCTCTGCGGGCGCGCAGTTCTTCCGCGTCCCGGTAGACCTTTGCCAGCCAGACATCATCACGCCAGAACTGGTCATAGGTCATGCCAATAGAGATATAATAGGCTTCTACATCGTGGAACAGCTTAGACACAGAGAATGGTTCTGTATTGCTGTCCGATTCTTGAGACTGTGAGGTTACACAATCTCCCACGTTGCGTTTTTTGCGGTCTTGTCCTCTTCATCGGTGGCAATCAGAGCCTTGATAGAATTCGCGTACATCTCCATCAAGGCAGCAATCAGACCTTCCTTGTTCTCAGTGTGCACAAACATATCATCGACCGTCTTTCGGTTGATGCCCTTGTTGCGGGCAATGAACGCGCCATAGAACAGAGTGGAAGTGTTCTTGATGGGGTTGATGCCATTGGAGAACTCGTAAATCTGGAAGCCGTTGCGTTCAGTGGCTTCGGCACTCTCGCGGGTGAAGGTCAGCTCGTAAGTGTTCTTGCCATCGGGGGAATGAAAGTTGATAACCTTAGCAGCCATAATAAATGCTCTCCTTTATAAATAGAGGCAGAACCAAATCCGTTGTTCAGTTCTGCCCGGTTTGATTGATTCGATTTTTGCGGTTTAGCCGCCATTAATGGTCAGGCTCTCGCTGAACTTCGGGGTGGAGTGGAAGATGCAATTGATAGTCATCTCCACAACCTCGTCCACGCCAAAGCCGGACAGACCGACCTGATGCATACCCTGCCAAGTGAAGCCGGAACCATCCTGCATTTTCAGGGCGTAGTACTTGTCTACATTGCTCTCAGAGGTATCGTCATAACCAACAGCCTTGACGGCGGCGTAGTCGGTCTTGTTGTAGTTGGCAGTAAAGGCTTTGGTGTCAGCCTGAACGATGCCAAAAATCTGCTTCTGCATACCATCAGACAGGGTGGTTGCATCCAGAAGGTTCGGGTCAGAGATCAGGTCGGGCACATCCTTGATGTCGCACAGCTTCGTCAGAGCGGTTGCGCTGTCGCCACAGTAAAGGGTGGTATTCAGACCGGAGATAGCAGTACTCATAGAATGTTTACCTCCTTAGTTTCGGTAAATCATTCCGTCCTCTCCGATTGTTGCCCCGTAGCTGCAAGCAATCCGATAGACGGAATTGTTATACAGCCCATTCAATGGGGCAAACGATTTGCGATAAATTTTAAGCGGTTCAAGAACAGAATCCACGATGCCTACAATGGAGCGTGCTTCTGCAATGCGCCCGGTGTTCTTGTTAGAGTAGACCCGCACACGCAGGGAAACAGCAGCGTACTTGCTGTGACCAGCAGAATCAATATGTACAGGCAAATTGTTGTTTTCCTCTATCTGCACACACGGAAACCTCTTAACAGGGCGGTCATCAATTTCGCTAGTGACTAAGATACCGGGCACTTGCTTTCGCAGTTCCTTGGCAACAGCCGTGTAGATAGAGTTAAAATAATCAATCAACTATTCCAAACCTCCCTCCACGTTGCTTCGACCTGAGAAGCCATTTCCTCAACAGCTCCCCACATAGCCATAGCTGCATCGTTGCCACTGGTGTAATTCAACTGACCTTTGCCGGGAACGGTATCCACATAGGTTCCGGCATTGCCGGATTCTCCGTAGTAGTACCAGCGCTTGTGCTTGCCGTTTTCTTTGCCGTATGTGCCATGCTCCCCGATGTTATCAGGCAATGGAAGGGGGCCGACTGTTCCAGCAGCGCCCCAGCCCTGATGTGTAACGCCGGCACCAAACTCGATGTGAGCAACCGCTTGCCCCTCCGCTAAGATGGTGCAAGAAGCGCCGTTTTGGACAACTTCGCACCTGACGTCATTCTTACCGGCATATTGAGCGTTAGCAAAACGAATTTTGGCAACAGCAAGACCTTTATCTGCAAGCGCTCTTGCAAACAACTGTGCTTTTTGGTTCAGGGTGGTCTTGTATTTGCGAATATCTTCCTCAGCCTGTTTAAGTCCGGCATCGCTCAACCTCACTTTAATTTTCACTTGCAGCCACCTCTTTCAGCGCATACTTCGTGTCTGTAATATGCTCTGCGACTTTGACCACAATGTAATTGAAGGGCTTTGAAATGTCCGTCTGAAACCAGACGCGCGTACCTTCATAAAGCGGTGTGTTGCGCTTTTTGCTGGACGAACTGACAACATAGCTGTAATCCGTGAACGCTCCAAAAGGGTTTGCTTCCGCAGAACCAGTAGGCGGGCTGACGTTCAGCATCAGCTTTGCGGGGTCGCTCCACGATTCGTATGCGGATTCGCCAGTCTCGTTTCCCCACTCGTCCACAACAGGCGTTTTCTCACCAACCGGGTTTGAATACCACAGCGGGCGTTTATCCAGCGGGCTTCCATTGAACATCAGCCGATAACACCTACTCTCGGAACCACTTCATTCAACAGGGACTGCGCCACATCGGAGCTTTCCCACACACGAGTAATGCCATTGTTGGTGTAGCTCGTCTGTCCGTTTGCACCGATGTGGTTGTACAGTTCCGCTGCAATGCGTATCTGCAACGACTGATACTGCAAGGGCAGCTCGTCCGGTCTACTACCGAATGGGTAGCCCTGTGCAAATATCTTGTCTTTGGCGAAATCAAGCAGCAGGTCGAAGAGTGGGTAGTCCTCGTCCGTGATTTCACGGTCAAGTGCTGGGGCGATGTACTGCCCCAGCTTGACTGCCGCTTCAGAATACTGGTCTCCCATGCTGCTTTCCTCCTTTCGCCTTAGTAAGCCTTGATGCAGTACACAGCGTCCATACGCTCAAAGGACGGCAGGACGATTTCGGAAGCGTAGACGTTGGCATTGACCGGGTGGACAGTCAACTCGGTTGTAATGGCAACGCCGGTGTTCACAATGGACACGGATGCACCAGACTGACCAGACAGAAGGTCGGCTTCCTCAGGAGTAGTGCCGTACCAAGTGCTGCCCAGAGCGCCGGAAGGAGCAATTACCACCATGCCGTCAGGCAGGTACTTCTCGCTTGCGCTGTACTGGTCTGCCTTAAACATCTTGTCATACAGATGGATGGTCAGGCCGGTTGCAGATTCGATAATCTGCCGTGCTTCGCTGTCCAGCAGAACGGCGTTTGCCTTTGCGGTGACAGTCATAAACCGATTCTTCACCTCGTCCGCAGCGATCATGTTGCGGAAGGTGGCGGTGTTCATGTACACCTCAGTCACGACTTCACCCACGCTTGCCAGAACAGCATCCTTTGCAGCGTTCAGGTCAGCAATGGGAGTGGCGGTGGCAGCAGACCACTTAGACTTAGCGACACCGCTGATATCCTTAAAGTTGGTGGACTTCCAGCCGCCGTCCGGGTCGTAATTGTAGGTGTAGTTCACGCCGTTTGCCTTGATGGTGATGCCGGGAGCGCCATTGGCGGGAGCCAGAAGCTGCCAGATCATGCGCTCAGGCACGATACGAGCACCAGTGATAAGCTGAGCGGTGTCATCGTACAGACGGTTCATCACATCACGGGCATAGGGGTCGTTGCTGTCCAGAACACGCAGGATTTCCTGACGGTCTTTCTCGCCCAGATGGTAGCCCTCACGGAAGAACGGCATCTCGGTCTCATCGAACTTGAAGCCCTCACGGGTGCGGAACGTAGCCTTTGCGTCAAATGCGCTGGGCATCAGAGAAACGCCAACGCCCTTGTGACCACGCAGCCATTTCAGGTCGAGACCGGCCTTCTTCTTTGCGGGGAACAGTGCGTCAGATGCAAAGGGCATCGCATTGGTGGGGTCATTCGTCCAATAGGCGGCAATCGCAGCCGGGGCAAAGACTTCCTTAAGATTCAGTGCCATGTTGTTTTACCTCCTATCAAGCGTTCACGCTGATGTTGTCACGGCAGAAGATGCCGGGAACGGCGGTCTTGAGTGCCTTGATTGCGTCAGCGTCAAAGGTGAAGCTGGAACTTGCTGCTGCCTTCTTGGTGTCGATAACACCACGAATCAGCAGGGCAGCGTTGGGGTTCTCTGCCGGGTCAACGTCATACAGCAGGATGCCGTCAGCGTTGATGGTCTTAGAACCAGTCTCGCCAGCAGCAACAGCTTTCTTGCCAGCCAGCGTCATAGGATAGCCAGCCTTAACCGTAGCAGTTTCGGTCACGGTAAAGGGAATGGCGGTGTAGTCATTGGAAGCAAGGATAGTATCGTTGATTCCGTTGACCGTGTTTCGGGTAAACTTCATGTTTTCCTCCTTGTTAATGGAAAGCACTCATTGCGTCACTCGATGCCTTAGAAGTATTTGCGTTCTGTTGTGCAAGGCTCTTAGCAAACGCCACGCCATCGCTGTCAGAACCGCCCTTGCCATCCGCACCCGGAGGTGTGGGCATGTCCTTCAGCAGAGAAGCCTTGTAAGCGGTGTCGTGGGCGGTCATAAACTCCGACTGGAACTTAAACACCTTGTCCATGTCACCGTCAGCCAGTGCAGATGCAGCCTTGTTGGCAAGTTCAGCGTCATAACCCTGTGCAACGAACTTCTCACGGTAAGATGCGAGGGTTTTTTCCTTGACGAGGTTTTCCTTGTCGGCAGTCAGGGCTTCAATCTGCTTCTGCATCTTTGCCAGCTTGTCAGCCTGTTCCTGCGCGGCATTCTCGTCATCGGTACGCTTTGCCTTGAGCTGTTTCTTGTACTCAGCAGCTTCGCCATTGGCTTTCGTCACGGCGTTACGCAGCTTCTCGACCTCTGCGCTGGGGTCTGCAACCTTTTCAAGCGCAGAAATGATTTCATCGGCGGTCATGCCCTCTTTGTAGGCATCACCAAGCAACACATTGAGTTTCATATCGTTAATTTCCTCCTGCGTTTTTTTACCGTTGCTTCCCTGCAACGCTGCGAAATTTGTATCCCGGCTTCCCTGCCGGAATATATCAGCCCGAAAATTCGGGGTGATTACATATTGTCCACAAGCTCTTTGTAGCTAATCCCACTAGTCAGACCGGGCGATTCTTCACTATCCGTTCCAACGAAATGAGCATTTTTAACACTCGGATGTAAATACTCAATCATTGCAAAATTAGCCACATCAATCAGCCATTCGGTATTTCCAGTTTCGAGATATTTTTGAATGCGTGGTTGAATCTCCTTGACAGCTTGTGCCAATTCAGGGTAAGTTTGGCTCATCAAGCCATATTTGTAATGAGAGACAAGGATTCGGTTTTGCATCTTCTTGACAAAATCGTCATCCCAATCCCTTGCAAGGATTTCACTGTTTGATTCCATCGCCGTTCTCCGGGTTAGTATCGATAGACTGTTTGTCTGCCATGTTCTCGGCATTTGTGTCGGCAGCATCTTGTTTAGGCTGTTCCTGCGGCTTCGGCGCTTTCCCATCCTCACCCAGCTTGCCAGCGGCAATCAGGAAGGGCTTGCTCATTTCGTAAGCAGCCTGCGGGTCAGGGAACAGACCGGGCGTAGTGAACGCCAACTGCGGGTCAATGCTCTGACTAAGCATCTGCGCAAAAATCTGAACCTTGCTCTGCTGGTTGTCGTACTGGCGGCGTGGCAGTTTGATGTTGATGTCACTTGCCATCAGCTTAGAACCAGCCGTGTCACGCAGGATTTTCAGCATCACAGACAGGCTCTGACGTTCAGCATACTTGAACATATTCTCGTACTGCTGTGCCCTTGCTTCTGTGTGGTTCCAACCATTACGGACGATGACCGCACCCACGTTGTCAGACGTTGAGTTCTCGCTGCCAGTGGCACTAGGCATGGCAGTCAGACTACGGTACACGTTCAACATGGAATCAAGCAGGGTCTGGCTCTGCTGCTGGTCAAGCTCGTTTGCAATCTGCGAAACAGAAGCGGGCAGGCCAGAAGTAGATTTCAGGCACATTGCGCCAAGCTCTTTTACTTGGTCGAGAGCATCTTTGTCCACAAGACAGTTTGTGAACACCATGATGGACTGGATGAACTGTGCCACGCCGTCCAAACGGTTGCTTTCAAGGTCGTTAATTGCATCCAAGACGGGGATAGCGGGTTCAAACAAGCCCATCCGCTCAGGGTTCAGCTTGTATTCGACCATCGGCAACATTCCGAGAGAATGGTTCTCCGATTTCGTAACCTTGCCGTTGTCGATTTCAAAGTACTGGTTTGACGTATACACGCAAATCAGGTCGTTCAGGTCATTCTGATAATTGCGTGGGATGTGCAGCACGTTGGCGATGGGCTTGTGTCCGATGCCGGAGTTGTAAATCACATACGCCATATCCGGGTCTGGAACATCCACCAACAGGGGCGTTTCGTCCGGGTAGTTGCCGTTGTACCCCTTGTCGGGAAGAACAATGCGGTATCCCTGTCCGCACTCCAACATCCACTGCCAGAGCCGCCGATCAAGCGCATCCTTGCCCTCATACTGCAAGGCGTTGGACAGGCGGGCGATTTCCTCACCGTCACCAGTTGCAGTTTCAGACCGCACATAAGAGCAAGGAGTGCCGCTCATGTAGCCGGTGTAGAAGCCTACGCATTCGTTGGCATGGTTCTCTACAATACGGTTGGTTATTTCAGCGTGATATTCCTTCGTGCGATGGAGGACAGGCTGACTGCCCAAGTAGTAGTTATGCAGAAAACGAATCTCGTTCTTGTTCAGCAGATGAATAGGCTCTGCCTTGCCCATGACCACTTTCAGCACGTTTGCCCGATTGATTTCTGTCTCCGGCGTTTCAATCGGTCTACGTCCGGTCAGTGGATTATTCAAAAAGCCGTCAACAACTATCTGATACTCAGCCATGTGTTCCTCCTTTCTGGCAAAATAAAAAGCGCAGCAAGACAAACCTGTTAAGGTTTATCTCACTGCGCTTACAACTGCGCTTCAAAAGCTATTCAGTTCTTAAACTTTGGTACGGAGACCCATGTATCTTTTGGAAGGTTGGAATCTCCAATTGTAATCCAATGGCAAAGAGGACACAGAAGGGAGAACTTACCTTCTACTTCGCCAAGATAACGCCCACAATCGCAAGGATTACCGTTTGCGTCTTTTCGAGGACGCTTGCACCTGACTTTCGCTACCATCTGTGCTCCTTTCGTTTGATTTCTGGAAACAGGCTGTTGAGCACAGACCTGTCAGAAGCTACTGGGAAACTGTTCGCACTTCCAGCCGTGCTATTCTTCGCCCGAAGAAAACCATTGCAGCCTTTACATTCAGTTGTTGGACAAACGCAAAACGGGTCAGCTGCAATTTTGGTGCTGCATAATGGATTTGAACCAATGTATGTCCGGTTATGAGCCGGGTGCTCTAGCCTGACTGAGCTAATGCAACATAGAAACCCGGCTTGATTGGTTAACCGCTGCTCTTTGCAATGTCATGCCTAAACATTACATCGAGAGCCGGGAATAGCGATGGAGGTTTTGGAGAATAAGTCCATGCAAAGCTAGGTAGTTGGTTGTGCTGCGTAACGGAATCGAACCGTTGCTTGCCAGCCATGGGGGAGACAGGCTGACATTCCCCAAACAATTGGAAACGCAACATATAAAGTCCGGTGAAGGTGAAAGAGTGAGAAAACCTCCACCGGTGAAAGGAGGAATATGCTTGTTGACACGCACGCGAGTAAAATGACAAAACCCCGCGTGCAAGCTATTCCTTTAAGGGAAGCTGCAAAACTTCCTGCGTACATTATAAGCCTTGCCAAGTGGTGAAATCAAATAAATAGACCCAGCGAACACAATATATTGTGTTTTTAATCAAAATGGCCTCTTGACAGGCTCAATTTTACTGATTCCGTTGTACAATTCATCGGCAAGCTGTGCCAAACTATCCGGTGCATCATCGTTCGGAACTTTGCCAAGCTGCGTAAACATCGTTAACTGTTCCATGAACGCTTTGTACTCTTTCGACTGGTGTTTTTCGTCAAGGAAATAGAACCGTTTGATGTCCGGCGCATACTGGATGATTCTTGACAGCTTGCTTTGATTACTTGGCGCACGCTGGCTACGGACAGAGCAGTGATAGCCTTGCTGCCGAAGCATACTGTCTATACTATCGCAGTATTCATCGCCACCATTATTAGCTTCACCTCTGTATGTGTTCAATTTATGTTGAATAATTTTTCCGACCGTTTCAGGCTTGGTAACGGTTTTATCGCCATTATTGAAAACAACATCGGGAATAAACACAGAACCATTATAAACATAGGCGATGGGGCCGGATGTAAAATCGCCGCCGCCCCAAGCAATATCTTCGACCATGAGTTTCCTGTCTGGTTCTCCATCAGGCAGAACGCCGTTGAAATACCGCAGTTCATCGGCAGGGAACAGCAGACCTTCACGCACATAGGGCTTGCCCATGTATTTTGCCCACCATGTTGCATCGTCAATGCTGGCTTTCATGTCGGCATAGTAGGCATCGTCAAACCCAACGCCATAGTCATAATTGAAGTTGCTGTGTCCGTTCTCATCCACCGCAGGAATCACACGGAATCTGTACTTAGGGTTGTCTGCATACTGGTTCTGGATGCGCCCCAGAGGGTCAAGCACGTTCCAGCGTGTACCGACCATCAGCTCCAATGCGCCTTGCTTCTTACGGTCTTTCAACTGGTTCAAATAGGCATCGTACTTGTTGTTTAGACGCTCAACGTTCAGGCTTTCCTCCAAGTCCTCAATCAAGTCATCGCTATACAGAACGCCGCCCTCACCGATTTCAACAGCACCAGTCAACGTGCCGCCGATGGAACGACAAGTCAGGGTGGGGAAGCGCTTCTTTCGGTTCAGGTCAACACTTTCGTCCTTTGCGCTTTTGTCCACAAGCTGAACGTCAGGGAAGATTTTGCCCCAGTTGTAGGTCACGGGGTCGGTGATAATGGACAGCACTTCCCCGTAGAAGCCATTGGTCAGCTTATCGGAATGTCCGCTCATAACCGATGCAACGTCAGGGCGGTTGCCCATCAACCATGTGATGAAAAATATACAAAGAGTTGATTTTCCGGTTCTCGGAGCCATCGAGATTCCCAAGAAATCTACACGATGGAAAAACAAGTCCTCAAGGTCATTGACAAGCGTGTGCAGAATGCGCCTGCGCGGCTGATAGAACTTCTTCTCCGGCGCACGGTTCCATTCAAGGTAGATGCAATAGCTGTCGAACACATCTTTTGCTTCAAACAGGTACGTCCGACCGATAATGTCATAGACTTTCGCCACGTCCTCGCCTGTTTTCATCTTGCCCATCATGGCTGCACAGACAGAGCGCAGCTCACCGGAGTATTTGTAGGCATCGAACCGCTTGTCCTGCGGCAGGGCGTCTCTCAGGTTCACCACCGCCTGAAACCAGTCCTCGTAGACCTGTGCTTCGGTCGGATTCTGCTTTGCATACGCTTTAATGCTGTCAATGATGGCGATACACTGTTTTGGCTGCATAAAAAATAGGCACCCCCTACCTGAAAATGTAAAGAGTGCCTACAACTGCACAAAAATCAAATATTCGGTTTTATTCTCCAGCTTTGAAATTGTAAATCGGCTTAATATGCTTTACAATATCAACGGTTGGAGAGATTGCGTTGATAATTTCCTGCGCTGGCTTATATGCCATCGGGCATTCATCCAACGTGGATTCATCGGCTGACGTAGTATAAATTCCGTTCATCTGCTTTTGGTATTCCTCAACGCTGAATGCTTTTTTAGCCGCTGTTCTGCTATATAGTCTGCCAGCACCATGCGGAGCAGAGAAATTCCAATCAGGATTGCCCTTACCAACACAGATAAGGCTTCCATCTCTCATATTAAGAGGAATAATCAGCTTCTCGCCCTCTCTAGCAGATACGGAGCCTTTTCGGATAATATCGTCCGATTCATCAATATAGTTGTGTACGGTTTCAAAGAAAGACGCATGGGTCAGCATAGAATTGATTCCAACGCCGTCTAAAATGGTATGCATAATTCTTGCTCTGTTCATCCTTGCAAAAGCCTGACAAATCCGCATATCATTAAGGTAAGAATCACGTTCTTCGCCTTCAAGATAGCAAAGCTCATTTGGAATATCAGGAAACTGAACATCAAATTCTTTGATTTTTTGCGAGATTTCTTGTTCACGACCCTGCGCTTTCAGTTCCGCAATCAGACGTTCTGTGGCGTCTTTTCTTTTGTTTTTTCCTTTAAGATTTGAAATAGCTACGCTTTGATGGTACTCGGCAACCTGCTTTCCGAGATTTCGGCTTCCAGTATGGATAACAAGGTACTGGTTTTTTTCTTCATCTTCGTCCAGCTCGATAAAATGATTGCCGCCGCCCAAAGTACCCATGCTGCGAAGAATCCAGTCAACATTATGCAGGCTATCTTTGCAGTCAAGCTGGCTAAGAAAAGAATCCGACATTTTCTGCGATTCGTGAACATTCATTCCAGCCGGAACTCGTTCTCTGATTACTTTATCTAACTTTTTCGGGTCGATGTGTTCAATTCCAAGTTCAGCGACAAGCATCCCACAGCCAATGTCCACGCCTACAATATTCGGAATGACTTTCTTGCCCAAGTTTGCCGTAAACCCGATTACGCACCCGGAACCAGCATGAACATCTGGCATAATGCGAATTTTGCATCCGTCAACAAAGCTCTGGTTGCAAAGCGTTAGAATCTGCTCAGATGCCTTATCTTCAATATTGTCCGTGAACACCTTTGCGGACGCATATTTTCCGTCAATCGTTTTCAATGTATTCTCCTTTCTCATTCGGTTTTATTCTAGGTTGCAAACAATGCCAAAAATTCGCTTCAATCCAGACCCGATGGTTTTCTTCACATACCGCTTATACCACGAGCATCTGTGACCCTTTCGGCATCTATAATCGCAATAGCGGCATTCACCTGTTGTCCTGCGCTTGTAAAGCCCTTTCTTCATAGATTCACCTGTTCTGTTCGGCAATCCGATACCATGTCTGGCGGGTTAGATAAATCCGTGTTCCTTTGCGTAGGATTCAAGATGAGGGCATTTCTCCAAAAGCGGATTGTCCTTGACGCATTCTTTGACCGCTTCGTCAATTCCAACTTCAAGAACATACTCTAATATACCAGCGGTTATGTTTTTTATGAACCGATTGCAACCTTCCGATTCTTCCCAATTCATCTGTTTCATAGCAATCTCCTTTTACTCACCGCAAATAGTCGGCTCACGCTTTCCATTCGAACCGAGTTTCGTCAAATAGTTTATGTATCTTTTAAAGATTGTATCGTCTTGACCAAACGAAACATAAACCGCGAGCATAGTTTGAATCGCGTTATCCGTATTTTTTGGTTCTACGATAATTTCCTCGTTTTCAAATTCGACAGTGCAATTTACTTGTTCGCAAACATACAAAAACGAGAACAGTTCTGTGCATCCGGGAAAATCGAACACTGAACGTAGTTTGATTTTTCCATCCGCTACAATTAAATGCCCATAAGGAGAATCTGCTATCAAATTAGATTTTTTCATGTTAGTATACCTTTTCTATTGATTTTATATTGCCACACCTCAACAGAAATGGTATAATACTCATGTACTATCATCCTGTTGAGGGATTGGTGGTCTTTTGTTTGTAGCAGCGGCTTGTGGTGAGCCGCCGCTTTTTTATTTTAGTTTTCCTTGTTTATTAGAAGAAAGAATGGTATACTATGGTTGCACCATTCTTTTTCCTGTTTTGATGAAGTTGGTGTACTCTTAGCGGTGGCTTGTGGTTGGGCTGCCGCTATTTTTATTTGCGTATCTTTCGACACGCTCATACCAAGTGGATTTCCCGATGCCAAGCTGCTTGCAGCACTCTTTTACGGTAATTTTGCCTTTTTGCTGTTGCTCTAATAGGCTTTCAAACTGCTGCTCGTCAACTTGCTTTTCCTGTCTGCCAAAGCTACGGCCTGTTCTGGCCGACACTCTCTTGCCATCAACAATAGGCATGGCAGCTATGCCCTCTGCCTGACGTTGCTTGGTTTTCTTTCGTTCCTGTTCAGCTACTGCGCCCAAAACCTCAATAAGGATGTTGTTTACCATTTCCAGCACCCACGTCTGATCTTGGAAGTCAATAAGCGTGGTCGGAATGTCGAGAATGCGAACAATCACGCCTTTTTCTTTGAACCATTGAAGTTCTCGCTTCATTTCGTCTTTGTCACGCCCGAATCGGTCAAATTCCTTGACGATGACTTCATCCCCAGCCTTGACAGTCTCTTTCAATCGTTTATACTGCGGACGGTCAAAGCTGCTACCTGTCATTTTATCACAAAATACATTCTCGTCCGGGATATCGAACCGATCTCGTGCGATTTTAAGCTGTCTTGCAAGGCTTTGCTCCTTACTAGACACTCTAGCTAAGAAGTAACGCATTTTTTTCACCCATCACTTGATGTCAAACCCATTTTCGACTTTTGTCTCACGAGGGACTACCATAATCTTGTATCCCATAACCCTTAGTGTTTCATCCAGCTTGTTGACACTAATGTTTTTGTGCCTTAGACGTTCATTCAAGGTTTTAAGCGGAATGTTAAGCATATCACTTAACTTCGCTTGGTTCAATTCCTTCAATTTCAAAATTTCCTTTATCGCTTCACTTGCCGTCATTTTTCTTCGCCATCCTTTCTTGATTCTATTATATCAAGATATTTCTGGATGTCAAGATATTTCTGGACTTTCTTTGCTTGCGCTTATATTATATATAAATATACTCTAGTATGTATTTATACATACTAGAGTAGTATAAGGATGTTTTCTTAGTTAATCACAATCAGGTAGAAAATTTTCTATAATAAGGAGTAATTCCGCAAAACTTCATTTCCGTAAAACTTTGGGTCTTGACAAGCATATTTTCACGCTTTATACTTGTTTCAGCGAAAGCGAGGTGATAGGCTTGGCAAGACGAGCAGAAACCTCGGAACGTGATAAGCTGCGCATGATAAGCACTCGGCTCACTGAGAACCAGATCGCAAGCATGGAGAGCAGCGCAAAGGCATTGGGCATCTCAAAAGTCGATGTTATCCGCATGGGTATCGAGTGGGTAGCATCCTACGTTGAGAACATCAAGGCATAAAAAAATAAGCTACCAGCCGCAACCACCACGAAGCCACTGATAGCTTATCCACATCACGAAACGAGAACCTGCAACCACCAAGGGGGCAGTCTCCCTTTTCGGAATCTATTATACCAAAAAGGGCTGCTCTCCGCAAGAGTTAGGAGCAAAAAGCATGAACTTTCCGACGAAAACCGAAGAATTTCTGAAAACCCTCGCCCACGGCAAAGAGCCGACCAGTGAGGATAGGGAGTACGCAGAAGCGCTGGGTAAGCTGTCCGAACTGAACTACCGGGCAGGGTACGAAGCGGGAGCAACCAAAAATAAGGGCTGAGTTTTGTGCAAAACGTAGAAAGTGGTTTGTCAAGATGAACGAACACTAAATGTAGTGTTTCGTGGGTCTATTTCCGCTTGACTTTACTACATTTTGCAATTAAACTTAATGCACCTCAAAGAAAGGAGATGAGAACATGGCAAGAAGTCCCTACATCGAAGCATACCGCCATCAGGTAGCCGTTGGCTTTACTGATCGTCAGTATGAGTTGCTGGTGGAGCACTGCAAGAAGTGCCGCGTATCGCTGTCACAGGCCGTCCGAGATGCCTACCTTGAGAAGTACCCCATGCCTGATGATGAAAAAGAATAAGACGCTCGCTAAAGTTTGCCGACCACAGCGAACGTCTTATGAAACACTCAGAGAGTATAGACCCTCTTTGGGTTATTATACCAGAGATGGCCTACTCTCGCAAGATAGAAAGGTCAAATTTCTATGAATAATAATCTCAAAACCATCCGAATTTTCTCCGAAGATGTTATCCCTGTGTACGACACCGACACTGGCGAAAAGGTTGTACTGGGTCGGGAACTGCACGAAAAGCTCAAAATCAAGACCCCTTATCACATCTGGTTTCCCCGTATGGTGGAATACGGGTTTGTCGATGGCACGGACTATTTCACGGAGAACAAAAATGTTCACCGTGAAGATGGGCGTAAAATGCCGCAAAAGCAAATCGACCACATCATCAATCTGGACATGGCAAAGCACATTGCGATGATTCAGCGGACGCCGCAGGGCATGGAGATTCGCCAGAAGCTGATTGACCTTGAAAAGAACGCGTCCGTCAACCAGTTTGCAGGGCTTTCTAAGGAACTGCAAGCAATCCTTGTGATTGACCAGCGCACCATGAAGCAGGAGCAGCGTATTTCCGCTCTTGAGAACACTATGACCATCGACTACAACCAGCAGCGTGTGTTGAAGCGTGTCGTGAACACGGTGGTCATCAACGCTCTTGGCGGCATGGACAGCCCGGCCTACAAGAGCCGTAGCGTTTCTCAGAAATTGTTCATGGAATGCAACCGGGACATTCAGGACTGGTTCAACGTGAACAGCAGAAACAACGTGCCGAAGAAACGGTTTGATGAAGCTGTCGAGTACATCAAGAAGTGGAGACCGTGCGCAAACTCTGTTATGTTGGTTCAGGTCACGAACGGCCAGACCCAGATGCCCATGTGAAAGGAGAATGGATATGGTTAACGGCGATAAGTACGAAAACCTTGACGAATACATTAGCGACACTCTGGAAAACATGGAGTGGCTTTGGAGAACGCCTGACGTTGGAGAAACCTACAATGGGCGAGTGATCGCTTGCAACGGGAAAAAGGTTGCGTGTGGCTATCTCTCCTACGAAGCAGACGAATACGGCGATTTGAGACCGTACCTGTGCGACAACGGCAAGATTGTCATGCGTGACATTAACTATTGGATGCCGATGCCGAACGTGACCAGTGCATTGAAAAAGTAAACAGCCCATAAGAAAAGCCAGTGGTTAGAGAATATCTAGCCGCTGGCTTTTTGTGTTGTGGATTATTTTGCGAGGTCTGCGTACTTCACTTCTATGCGCGGGAGTTCATCAGTCGTGCCAGTCAACGCTCTAGTGATTTTCTCAAGCCCGGTAAACTCACCATAGACGGTGATAATATCATCTTCCAGAATCTTCACAGCGTCGCCACCACGCTTGTCCAGCATATAATACTCATCATCTGCATAGAATCCGTATCCGCTGTTATCGGTGTAGGCTCTCCATGCTTTCCTGCTGCCGGAAAAGTTTGCGCTTACAATCTGTGCAACCCTGACCTTGACCATAACCTTAGTTCCTTTGTACTTATCGGGATAGCGGAACAGTTCCTTGTAATCCATCTGCCGGCACTGCGCCTTATAAGCACCCTCGCTGATTTCAGGCGCAAAGTCTCCGCTATCGCAGCCAACCAACATAATGCAAGCCAAGATAGCCATCAGGACTGCCGCAACGATTCTCTTTCTCATTTTTGATTCTTCCTTTCTTTGGTATGTTGCCTTTAGCTGATTATAGCACAATCTAGGTTCCGAAAGGGGCCTTTTTGTTATTTTTGAAATTTTTGGAGACTTGCACAATCGGATGGGTTTCGTTTTGTGAAGGTGGGTGGATGTTGGTAAGGGGAATCTCGAAAACGCCTTTTTCTTTGAAAAATTTTATCGCGGGCATGACCCACCCCACCCCCGGCGTTACCTGTATGCCCCGCCGGTGGAGACCCCAGCCCCAGCGCACTTGGACGGACTGCACAGCACACGCAGCAGCGCAGGCCGTGCCAGATGCAAGGCAGACTACGCGGGGGCGATCGGTACGGTGGCGGGTGCTGTACTGCCTGCAATGCGTCCGGCAAAGTGTACAATTTCGGACATTTATTTTTATCCATATTTATATGGATATATTTTGCCGAAAGCATTGACAATCCATATATATATGGATATAATATAATCAGTCCAGATAAATATGGACTACAACCACATCGAACCAAAACAGGAGGACAAAATCATGAAAAAGACCATCGACTATACCGCACTTGCAGATACCATCCGCGCCGAACTCAACGCCCGCCACGATCGCAGCGCATGGGATAAGGCCGTCACACTGTACGCTCTCGACCTGCTGGACGATGTGCAGGAAGGTGCGGACAATATGGAGCGCCTGCCCATTGACGGCGCAGAGCTTGAGCGGTGGGCGCTCAACGGTGCAAACTGCTGGGCGCAGTACAGTAACGGCGGTTGCTCCATCTGCTATGATGCTGATATTGCCGCCCGCGTCTGCACTCCGTCCGAACTCAAGCGCACCGATAACGGCATGAACGCCCCCAACAGCCGGGAAACGTGGCTTGACGTGCAAGCCCGCGCACTGCATCAGGCTTGCAACCGTATCCGCACTATCTGCCGCGCCAACGGCCTGTATTGCAAGGGGGTGCAGTGATATGATCGCACTTGACTTTTCCCAGTTGGCAGCCCTCTGGTATGTGGGCGGCATGATCTCCGGTGCATTGGTTATGATTGCTATTTTAAACAGCTGAGGGAGGACTTAAACATGAAAAAACGCAGCTTTACAAGCAACGGAAAAACGTGGAAACGTGTCCCGAAAAATCAGGCATGCGCGGCATATGTGAACGGGTTGACGGTGGCAATTTGCCAGGTAAATTTTGTTCCGAAATACCCCTATACAACAAACCGAAAAAGCCGGGAACGATTTATTATCGATGACATAGGAGCACGGAACGATTTTAACAACGTGGTAGCGTCATTTGAGTATTATAATTGCACAAACGCAAAAACGGGAAAATACGCCGCGTTTTATATGGAGGGTTAAAAATGACTGACCTAGAATGCAAGTGTAACGAGTATCGGGAATATAAGCGGCTTGCAGAACAAGCGGAGCAGATGCGGAACAGCCTGCGGGATGAAATAATTGCTATGATGCAGGGAGCACCGGAGGTTATCGCAGGCGCCTGCAAGGTGATGTATAAGGACGTGCAAAGTGTCCAACTCGATAGCAAGCTTTTGCAGGCAGCGCACCAGGATATTTATGCAGAATGCAGCAAAAAGACCGTTTACAAGCGTTTTAGCGTGGTCTGAGGGGGTACGACAAGTGATATTATCTTGTGTCTTGTTTTGCTTCTGGTTTTTCTCAGCGCTGTTTAAAGCGTCCAAATAAGAAACATTCCACCCGGTCAGCAATGGCCGGGCTTTTCTTTTGCCTTGCATCTGCTGAGGGTGCAGGGCTTTTATTTTGTCCAGATGCAATGCAGCCCATACAAGCGTTTACAGCGCGTTTTGTTCTGTTCATGCAGTTATACAGCTCACACAGCAAAACGGCACACGTGGCTTTACAGGCGCTTTTCATGCGATTTTCCCTATTCCACCGCCCGCGATACCAGACCGACACAAGCGGCTATAATACCACCTGCGACACGTTGGAGCACATCACAGCGACGCAGCACCTCCAGCGCATACCAGATACCAGCGCCACGCCGGACGCTATACAGGACAGCACAGCCGCCCTATTATAATAATGTATATAAGGGCGTAGCGGTGTGCCCCTGTTATAGATCCATGCCAGACGGTGCAACACATCGCAAACCATGCCAGCCCGGCGGGGTTTTGATGTTTCCCACGCCTGGCACTAGCCTGGCACCTGGTTAGCCTGGCATTAGCCTAGCATTATGCTTTCTTCCTGGCACGGGCGGCGCGGAACCATTGGCGGCTACCGCCGCAACTCTTTTCGGGCTTTCGCCCGATAGCTAATAGAGGTCAGCAATAGTCGTAGCGTTCCAGCCGGAATAGTCGTAGCCAATAGTCGTAGTTTCTCCAATAAAATAGTCGCAGAATAGTCGTAAGTCATCAGACAACTAGATTTTGAAAGTCCTATATATAGTATAGTAGCAAACAGCTCACTGATAGTCGTAGAGTAATAGTCGTAGCGTTTTCTTGCGAACCATCGTCAAATAGTCGTGTATTTTTTGTGTGAAATAGTCGTTTGCCTTTTAGAGAAAGAAAGGTGCGATAGTCGCTAAGTCGTCCGACACCTCCAAAAATCAATATGTGTCAAGACACCTGTCAATTCTAATCCCAATCGCATTACCTCAAAATATTTAACCATCGTACTTATTATAATAGTCGCAGATAATTACTCAATCTTTTTAACTATTATTCTGCTTGAATAGTCGCATCATCCAATTAGGTTCGTTCTTCTCCGATTTAATTGCCGACAACTACAATCATATCATACCAACTAACTAGGATTACCCATTTGGCAAATACCTCAATACTTTTAACTATCTAACAAGACTATCCGACTGGTCAGTCGCTTTCAATTTGTAATCAACCGCTCATACAGCTATGCAACATTTCTACATATTCAACCGACTACAAAATGAAGTCAATTCTCCATGTCTGGAATAGTCGTAGACCATCCACCAATCCGAATCTCACGCCAGTTCTCGTCTACGGTCTGCTCTGCTGGCTAACGGTGTAGCTTTGGAGATAGAGGGTTGTAGGGGGAAAGAACCTTTCGCAAGACGTTTGGTTGTCATTTTCAGTTGTCGCAGTTGTCGCACCATTTTGGCGTGGGGGCCTCAAACAATTTATTTGTTTGAGGGGGGAGTTAGGGGGATTATAGGGGGTAATAGGGGTTGTAGGGGAAAGAGGGGGAAGAAAGGGGGGAAGATTGAATGCAAACGCATCATGTGCATCCATTTGCATTCAAACGCATTTTGCTGATAGTCGCAGTCATCTTTTGCTTTCGTCTCACTTTGCCCTGCGATTGGACGAATAGTCGTTGGCATTCGCCCATCTGGCTGCTATCATCGATGGAAAGGCGTCTAAGAGCCTGTCTGTCGCGTTTTTGTGATTGACCCGATAACTTTCACGTCTGACCATGAAAAGCCGTTCTGCCCGCTCCTACATCGGTCTAATTGCATAGCCTAGTTCAAGATATACCATCAGCATCAGCTGAGAGACGTCTACGAGCGTCTGTGGAGCGTTTTTGTGATGAAGTCGATAAAGTTTATCGCGTAGCATCTAAAACGCCTTAAAACAGGCTTTCTCGTGGAGTTAAAAATAAAAGGCTGCCATTGCTGACAGCCCATGCGCTCAGATTCTGTATTCGCTTTCAATGTCTCAAGACCACGTTGGACGAATGAACCAGATAGGTCACACCGTCAATCTTCACTTGCAGCTGGTCGCCCTCGTAATCGTCCCAACTATTCAGCTTGCCCTCGACAATCGTTCCGTCAGGCATTTTCAGCTGTGCCCATGAGTAGCTATACGTCAAGTCTACCACCTGTTTGTTGCATCCAGTCATCAGCATAATGCCCGCCAGAGCGGATACACATACGGTCAAAATCTTTTTCATAGTCGTTTTCCTCCGTTTGTTAATTGATGAAAAATATTTATGAGGTTCAGACGGTAACTTTATCGCCCAGACCCTGTTATCTGTTTTTCTTGCCTATTCTACTGTGACGATACGAGCGCATAAACGATGTTACATCCACACGCATTCTTTGAACTGCTGTGTTTCCATCTGGAACGTGATGTCTAGTGACCCCACGTTGCCCTCTTTGTTTTTCTCAAGCGCAAAGTGATAGTGCTTCTCTGGCCGCTTTTTTGTTGTCACGTTCTGTGCCAACAGGATGATTGCATCTGCGTCCTGCTCAATCTGCCCGCTCTCTCGTAGGTCTGCGGCAGTCGGTGGGATGCCTGCTCTTGCGGTCTCTCGATTGAGCTGTGCAAGAGCGACCACCAGCGTTCCTGTGGACTGTGCGAACTCATGCAGTGCCATGCTGATCTCCGTGACGGCACTGTATCGGTCTTTCGCTCCGGCTTGATGGATAAGCTGTAAATAGTCGATGAAAACCACTTTGGCTTGCATTCTGATGGACTGCGTTCTAATCCACCCAACGCCCTTACCAGCGGCAGAGCGCACGAACAGCGGATATTTCTTGATGGCTGCCAGCCGGTCAAGCTCGTCAATGCTGACGGTTTTGTTTTTGACCATATGCAGCGGTACGCCTAGCTGGTTTGCGATGACGCGAGCGTAGAGGGTATCGGGGTCGGTCTCTAAGCTGAAGTACACCACCTTACGTCCGCTTTTGGCTATTTCACAGGCAAGTTGCAGGGACAGGGTAGTTTTACCGGCAGACGGTCTGCCACCGATCACAACGAAGTTGCCCGGCACAAGATGCAAATTGTTATCCAGCACTCTAAGCCCTGTGCTGATATACTCTGGCTTATCATCCAGCTTGCGGATGTAGTTGTCTATGCCGTCACACATCGGGATGAAATCGCTTCTCTCGTTGTGCAAATTGATTGCTTCGCCTAGCTGCTCATAAATGCCTGTCAGGTCTGCGTATCTTGTTGAACCATCAACGATTTTGAACGCAATCTCTCTGGCTCTGGATAATGCTGCCTGTTCCTTGACGATTCTAGCCCATCCAAGCATCATGTCATGGGTGACGTTGCGGATGAACTCTGCACCAAAAGCATCCAGGCATTCGCCCATTGCTTTCTTGCAGTTATCGTACCGCCCCATGACTTCTACCGGGTTCCATTTGTCGTTGTGTTCCCAATAGCCAAGAATGGCAGCGAATGTATCACGCAATTCAGGACAAAAATCGTCGATTTTAAGGTCTTGCAGCACATCGGCGTATTCCGAAAACGTGAGGACTGCTCCCAGCAGGATGTATTGGGTCTGATTTTCAATATTCACCGCAGAAAGTCTCCCTCGTCAGGCAATTCAGCCATTGTTTGCTGATAGCCGCCGTTCCAGTCCTTCACGTTACGCATCCAGTTCCGCGCAGCAGCTTTCCAGTCCTTCATGGGCGACTTGCCGACCTTCCAGCCATTTGCCGTGAAGTGATCAACAAACCGCTCCGCTTCTGATTCCATGTAGCCATTATCGGCGAAGTATCCTTTGGCTTGCTCGACAGTCGGTGCTTTGAAGCGTTTTGCTTCGTTGGTATTTTTCTTTTCACATTTTTCTTTTTTATCAGATTCAGATACAGAATCAGATACAGATAAGCTACCATTCGTATCAGTTGGTATGTTTGGTATACCATTTATACCATTCGTATCCTGTGATACCATTGGTACGCTTTCGTATTTTTTATCGTTCCAACGCTTGTTTATATTTTTCTTGTTTGCTTCTCGTCTACGCTTATCGCGTTCTTCCATCTTCTGCACGTTCATATCATCGAACGCCTTAACGACTTTCCAGAGCATCCGCATAGCACGATCGTTGTCGTATGCTGGCTCAAGTCCAGCCTCAACATACTGTGCATAGTTGCGAATGAATGCTCCAAATTCCTCGTCTGTCAGTTCGTCCATCGCGTGAACGTGTTCCAGCAAAAGAATCATTGATGTTCTCGGCTTGTGTTCCTGCTCCATGCTCAATCCTCTTTGTAGCGTTTATTCCACGCTTCGATGGCTTTTTCCTTGCCAAATGTTACAGAAGTGCTCACCCCGCATTTTCCGCAGACTACCCAATTAGCCATGTTAATGTCAAGTGGATGAAGCACTTTTACAGTCGGTGGTTCCGCACCGCAGAACGGGCATCTCTTAAGTTCTGTCATTTTCTAAACCCCTCTCTCGTTCTCGTGATTCGCTTATGCGCCTTTACAGGCCTTGTGCCTTTGCCGTATGCCGGGCGAATATGCTTCGCCTTGATATACCCACAAGGCGGTTTCGGCCCAAAGTCGAAAAGGCTCAAGTCCATAACGATGATGCAAAACTTCTTGTTTGTCATGTTTAGCCCTCCTATACCATCGGAAACGCCATCCAATGCGTTACCGTCACATTTTTCGGCAGTCTCTCGCCTATCTCATCCCAGAACTGACCATCTGCGTAACAGCCGAGAAAGTATGCTGTCCGCGAGAATCCTTGCAACATTTTTCCAGCTTTATCACGCCACGTTGTCTTGGTCGCAAGCAACAAAGGCTGCGCTCGCTCTCGTGGCGGTTCGCTTGCTGGATGCCAAAGTGTGTTAGCCATGCGCGTTCTCCATTTTCGCTCCACAGTTTGGGCAGTAGTTCCAACGTGTATGATGATTTTTTGTGTGGCATCTGCTACACTCGAACCTTGTAAATGTACCGTCCTGTATAATCCATCTCCATCTAGCGGTAATCTCTAAGGCTGTCGGGGCATCTTCCACAACGTCAATGGCATCGCCAATACCGCAAGCACGGCATCTAACGCCGTTGTAGTTCTCGCAACCATCGCAATAAGCTTTCTTGATTCTTTCAATAAGTGCGCTTCGTTCAAGGTATTCTGGATAATTAGCCATTGTCTTTCACCTCGATTGTTGGCGCAGTGTCGATGTAATCAAGCACATCGTCTAACGACAAGCCACCTATTGTTCCATCGTTATACTCCTGAATCCACGCCTCGATGTTTTGACGTAGTTCATTAGCATCAATCGGTCTGGCTCTCATTGCACGTTCCCCCTTCAAATCGTGTTATCAACACTTATAACCGTAAACGCTAAAGATGATTGCAAACCCAACGAGAAAGAAAAGAACATTGACTGCTACAACCGCAATGGCTTTTAAATCGGAAAAACGAACACAAAACCAATAAGATTACGTTGTCTATGTATTCGTCCAAAATGCTAAGAACTATATATTTTTCGACCAAATCATTGTCGTCAAAATAAAACCGAGTACAATTTCAAACAAAGACATTTTTCTTTCTCCTTTTAATCTCATTACAAACCGCCTTGTAAAACGCATCCCACGTCTCATAGTCGCAGGAATCGCCAAAGTCAAATCCTGTCCGCTTGCGCTCTGCAATGTCACGTTCAAAGCAACCAAGCGTCGTGTCGGTAAGCTCCGGCAGAAGCGGTGTGATGTATCCGCAGACAAGGCTAGGCATATATGACCGTCTGCCTAAGCAATAGCGGACAGCGCAGTTACAGACCCCTCCGAAGTCATCATTAGCGGGGTCAATTAACGTAGACTTTAAATCAGATGCGTTACATTTTAGATAGTCTGCTACAATTTCAAGCTCTCGCTCGCCAAGAATCCTATAGCCTAGCTCTACATTTGCAATGTAGTTTGAACTATGGCCGAGTTGTTTTGCAAGTTCTTGTCGAGTTACGGAAAGCTCATATCTTCGCTTCCTGATTTTCTCCCCTGATGTCATACTCGTCCAGCTCCTTTCTGATTTGCTGGCGTTCAATCTGCTTTAATCTTGCCTTTGCCAGCTTGCGATTGTCAGCCTTGCGGATAGCCCAGTTGTTTCGGTGGTTTGCCCACGCTGCAAAATAGTGACTGTATTCGCTTTGGTCGTACCAGCCCTTTCCAATAAGCCCTTTATAGGTCTGCTGACGTTTCATCTTTCTTCTCCCATTCCTTGCATCCACGTTTGTCCCACACGAAGTCTGCAACGTGTTCTGACTGGTCGTTCACGCATACGCCCTCCGGCTCTGCGTACCATTTGCAAGAGCCGCAGGACGGCTCAGATTTGTTCTTGCAGGATTCTGCTGTGCATCGGATAGCCTTGCCAGCAGAGAACTGTTTAATGCCCATGCAAGAGCAATGTTCAGTAGTGCAGTAGAAATTCATTTCTCTATCTCCTTCCATCCGATAAACTCGCATAAGCCAACAGTGTTATTGTCACAACGATGAATGAGGACTTTATCGCTTATTTTGAATTTTGCGATAAACCCAATTTTGCTTTCTTCCATTTCGTTTTCAAACATCCAATCAACGATGTCTTTATCGATTCTGACATCGCATTCGTCTGCCATGGTTGCAAAGCACTGTTTGCACCTGTAAAGAGCGCACTTTTTCATTATCTCTGCCCTCTCTTTCCCCTATTGAACCGTCCGATCACTCGCTTATACTCTGCATAGCACTCCGGGCACAGGTCGCCTGTGTCCCTGCGCCATCCCCAGTCCTTGAAGTATTCGTCAGGGTTCATCATCCTGCCGCCTAGAACCGCTCCGCAGCGGTCACACACTCGCTTGTGGTAGATTCCTCTGTCAGCCTGCATTAGCTTCTCTCCTTTTGTCAGCATTCATTTTCAAATTCTGCTCCGCAATAAGGGCAGTATTTGATAGGCTTTAGCTTTGTATTGCCGTGCTCCCAACCCGGATAGAGCCAATCTTCCGGGAAATGCTCGTTGCAATTAGAACAATAGCAAGTCTTATCCATATCATCATCATTCGGATAAATGTTTAAGTGCGCAATCGGGCGCATCGTCTCTTGATTGATTGTGCAAGCAGCTTTTACATGGTTACAAAAAATCTCAATTACTCGTTCTACTGAAATCGGATTTTCTTTTCTTGTAACGATAGGAGCAGACTTGTAGCCTTCAAGAAAACAAATCAACTTATCTGCATCAACTAATCTCATTTTTCTCTTCCCCAACATCCTTGAACAAGATTTCTTTGTTGGCTTTCCAGTTTTTGATTTTGCACGGAATGTCCGTGCCGGGCACTGTCTTTTTCAGCCCATCCATCTGCCAGACGTTCCATGAGATGATGTCTGCGATACAGTCAAGAAAAATATGCATGAAGCCAATTTCTAGCTTTTCAGCATCAAACCGATACCTAAAATTTTCAATCAGTGTCAGGAACAGGTTGCACCTTGCCAGAAAGAGGTTGTCTCCTTGCCACTCATAGCCGTATGTCGATTTGTAGGCGCTAATTGCCCAGAACATCCACATATTGTAGTCATGGAACTGCTCTGCCAGAACATTTAGCTTTCTATCCAGCAGACCGATTCTGTCCGGCACGGCAATCATCTGCCCTGTTGTGGTATCGTATCGACTTGTCAGGAACGGTGCTTCTCCACAGGTGACTTCAAGACAAGTCTTGTTGATGTACTCCTTCCAGCCATCGCCCACCAAGTCCTTCTCTGCAACGTCTGCCATCTTCTTACAAACCCAAGTCGGCGTAAACACTTCTGCTTTCTTGCTGGTGCGCTTCTTCTGGTCTGCAAGCCGTTTCTGCACACGAGGGACAAGCTGAACTTTGTCTAACTGTTCCAGTGTGATTTCATCTGCAAAGCCCACGCCTAGTTCAGGCGGCGGGTCTGTCGCCCAGATGATATTCTTGCCAGTCGTGTGGTCTTGCAAGAGGACAGGCAGGAACGTGCGTAGGCACGGGTCGGAGAAGTCAATCAACGGGGTCATGGGTGTATCCATTGGGGCTGTTTCATTCTTTGATTTCTTTCCCATTCCATTTCTCTCCAAAAGACGTTTATACGCTTTTTCTGTTCGATTTGCGCCAGACGAAAGCCCTCTGACTGCCTACATTTTGTGATGCCAACAATGCGGCTTGCATAGTGCTTCGGACAGCAACGCTTGCCGGGAATTGGTGGTTCATCGCAATAGGCGCAAGTGCCAGATGTCCTTCTGTATTCCTTGCTGTTTCTCGCTCTCTTTTGAGCATCTTTTGTTCGACACTCGATGCAAGAGCGATAGCCTTTTGACATTGGACGTTTCAGACAAATGGTGCAAATTCCTTTCGCAGCCAGCCTTTTGCGCTTTTCACGTTGCCGCTCATTGCGTTTTTGCAGATACGCAGCTTTTGTTTCGCCTGAAAGGCTTTCGTACGCTTGCGTGTGCCTTTCGAGGTCTTTTGCTAAACACTCCGCACATGATACTCTGCCTGGCATTGCATCGTTCTGACCGCAATGGATGCAGATGTGATGTTCTTTATACATCTGCCGTAACGCTTTGCTGCTCATTTCACCATTACATGCTCCGTCGCGTAATCGCCATAACAGTTGCACTTAAGCCATTTGTATTTTGACGAACCTTCCGCAAAATCGAACTTCCATTTTTGGATTCTTTTGATACGTCCACAAACCGTACATCGGACTTTGATTATTCGTTTGTCTTTGTAAGGCTCAAAGGATATTTCGGTGAGTTCGCATATAAGTTTTCCGTCTTTCGTAAAAAGAAATCCGTTCATTCATCTTTTACCTCTCTGTACTCCACGTCAATCCCCTTAGGCAAAGCCGTCTGGTACTTCTGGGCGAGCTGTTCTGCGCTCTGGGCATCGCCCAACGGCTGTTCAGGCGGCGCAACGGTGACTTCCACGTTGTCACGCATACCAAAGTAGTTCTTGGCTCTGAAAATCCACTCTGCCGGGTTCTCCTGACCGTACATACCGTTGTATGCCCACATGGACTGCATTTGCAGAATCAGCTTGAGGATGTACTTCTGCTGCAAGCTGTCGTCACGGCGCTTGCCCGCCATAATCTGCTTCAGGCTCACCCATTCGATGCCCAGCACTAGCGCGATCCATTCCACCACAGGGGAGATTCTGGCTTCGATGCAAGCGTCAAAGAAGAAGTCAAGGCGTTGCTGCACTTCAATTGGGTTGTTCATGTCCACGCTTGGAAGGTCGCCAAAATACTTGGCTGCAATCATGCCGATGACCTTCTTGTCCTCTTCATCACCGATTCTCGACTGCAAATCGCCTGTATTCAGCATCTTAGACCTCGTGATTGCTAACTCCTGTTGTTCTTTCACCTTTTTACTCACTTGCGAGCGGATAGATTTCCGCTTGTTAAGCATCTGTTGCTTTTTCTTCTCACGCTCTTTCTCACGCTTTGCGGCGGCTTCTTCTTTCGCCTTTTGCGCCCGCTTCTCACGCTTTTTCTTTTCCGCTTCGGTCAGCGGCGGTCTGCCACGACCGCGCTTCGGGGGTGTTGCCAAGAGTTATCACCTCGTTTCGGCTTAATAGTGAACAAGTCTATCGCCCATGTAATCTAAGGCTTTTGACATATTGAGGACGGCGCAACAGTTTTCGTTTGACATCCACCATGCGCATTTTTCTTTCTCGCATACGCACCGCCCAAGCGGATTGCTGGTCATCTTCATCGGGCAGTAAAGTTCGTTGTCCATTAGTACTCCTTTTCGATATGAACCCTTGCAATGCCAACCATTGCATCATCGGAGCAACTCATAATCCTGCCGTTACGAAGTGACACGCAGTTATATATAGTGCCGCCGCAAAAGATGGGGCTGCACGTAATCTCGCTTGTCTTCATATTAAGTTCTCCTTTGTAGTAAAACGGCTCTCCTTCCTTGAGCGAATCAAAACGAACTCTCTGTTTGCCATGCTCTCTACGAATTTCCATGCTTTACCTCCCAAGAAATACAAACGCCCACTTCATCCATTCGGGGATGTCTGTGGAAAACAAGCCCTTATACATAAAGATGGAAAGTACGATAGACGAAACTGCCACGATTGCAATAAAAGCGATTACAACGCCTTGCAGAATCGCAAACTTTCTACGGCTTCTTTCCATCCTCTTTTCAATGTCATAAAGTTCGTTGCCCATGATTTTTCTTAGCCCTCCAACTGGAGATGAGCGTTTACCATCTTGACTGGGAAAAGCTCATCTACCTGCAAAAACTCTCCGCTTTTCAGGTTGATGCCGCCAGACAACTCGCTTATCGAAAGTTTCACGCTGGCTTTCATGAAAATTTCGCCGTTCAGCTCAAACACATCTCCATATTCCAGACACCCAAAATTGATTTCTTTTCTCTCAATATCACAAATTTTCATCATTTCAACCCCATCACAACAGCCGTACAAACGGCCAGACACACGTTGATGAACAGCCAGACGAACATTGCCTGCCGTTCTTCAAACTGGTCGTCTGTCATGTCTTTGATTGTCCTTTCGGACTGAACTACTACCGCCAGCATGACTAGGCAGACCAGCCAGCGAGTCGCAAATTCAAACATTGTTAGCTCCACCTTTCTCTCAGCTCTTCCTGCTTTCCGCACAGGGGGCAGTTTCCAAATTTATTCATCCGGCTGCTCCTTGTTTTTAATGGTGACTTTCAAGATCACAGTCTTTCCGTCTTTGGTATCCCAAGCGTAACCATAAAAGCCTTGTTTTTCTTCTTCTGCCTTAGAAACAAGCCAGTCTCGAACCGCTTCTACTGCTTCATCCGTAACACGAGTTTTATCTTTCCACTCTTTTCCGTTTGCTTTTACAGTTCCTGCATAAATGTCAAACATCCCGCAGCCAACATGATATTCAGCCATTTTTATTCTCCTTTGCTTCAAGGCGAGAGAGCCAGCGTTTGTATTTAGCGTCCTCAATTTCAAGCTCTGCGTCCCAAAATTCGCGTTCGGAATCGAGGTTATCTCCAAACCAAGCATCGCATAAATCGGTGACTGCGTTACTTATGTCTGCAAATTCTTCCATTTGCTTCGCACTCTGCAACGCTCTTCGGTGTCGGGTTCGTACCATCCAGTGCCCGGCGCAGCTTCAATGCAGCCTATGCCAACTCGGATGCTTCTTCTGCCAACTGCGCCAAGATTTCCGTCTTGGGCAGGATGTCTGAAACTTTCTTACTCACCTCTGCTCTCCTTTCAGCCAGTCGTTCAGCTTTGCCATGCAAGATGGGCAAAGAAATGGTTCATCATAACAATCGCAACTCCAGTAGTCCCATGCGTCATGCACGTTCTTGTCAACCAGAATCACGGCATTTGGCTTATGCCTCCCCATCTCATCGGGCGGTTCAGGATTAAACACTTCTCCGCAGCGGTCACATTTCATGCTCATTTTCTTTCTCCAATCTCTTTAGCAGCCCGTCCACGTCATACCGCCAATGGACACGCAGCCTTTTTGCTTTGACCTCTATCCCCTCTTTCTCTGCCCACTGCCAAGGGATGCTCTTCCGGCTCTCGTTGTAACGGAACGCCAGAACCTTGCTGGCAGGGATTGCAAAGGTGCGGTTGACCGCCCTGTAATTCACTATCACATGGGCGGTCTGACCGCCGTACCCCATCGCATCCACCATGTCAGTGATGTGCTTTTCCTTGCGGTATTTGCACTTTGCCTTATCGTACTTGCCGAACACCTTTTCCAAAGGGATAGAGGGCGTTTCGATGGTTTTCAGTTCAAACAGGTGGTTCATTGGGTATCGGTACACAAGGAAGTCGCAGATGTTGTCGATGGAAAAGGACAGGTTCTCGTTGCCGCCGTAGTAGGTGGCAGCACTGTCTTTTAGACGGTAGCACCACGCATCGGATGGGACGGATGCTTTGAAGTCTGCTTCAAACTGCTTGCCGGTGTTCATTCGTTGTCCTTTGGTTCATCAGGTAAAGCCATCCAGTGGGTTACGTTTTCAAGTCTTTTTTCATCAAACGTTGTCAGCCAATCACCATCGTCTGTAAGTACTGCCGTTTGCATTCTGCTATTTTCGTCATACATGGTTTTATCAAACACCAGAACAGGCTTGCTCTCATACCAAAGCGTATATTCTCTGTCGCCGTCCACTTCGGTAACTTCTTCCGTCATCTCTGGTAACTTATCTTTGACATTGATCCACTGATTCATCCTCGTTCACCTCTGAATTCACTTCCGAGAAAACGTTTCTTGCCACGTTCCCGGTACTTGTCCTCGTAATCACGGCGATACACGCTCCGGCTGTGGTTCAGCTCATACACGAACGCTTTGCGCTCCTCAAAGTCTTTCTTTTCTGCCTTGTACTTTTCGCAAGTGTCGTGGCAGGCTTGGTGGCGCGATGTGCAGTTCAGACAACAGGTAATCATTCTTCGCCAAATCTCCTTTTTGTTACAGCCATCGGGAACTCTTCGATTTCCGATGCAAACCGTGCTGTGCCTTTTCCGTATGTGGTCTCCCACACAAGCGGAAAACCGCCGATTCCGTCAAACAGACTGCCCAGTGTCGGTTTTTCTTTCAGGTAGGGGCACATCCTCTGCACCAACCAGAACCACTGTGGCAGGGCTATGGAGTTGCCCAAAGCCTTGTACCGTGGGCTGTCAGCGTATTTGTGCTTCTTTCCTTTGCTATCCGTCCAGTCCCCAATGTTGGTGTAATCGTCAGGGTAGCCTTGTAACCGTTCGCATTCAACAGGGGTCAGACGGCGAACAATCCAGCGGATGGCTTTCTCCGCAATCAGGCATTCGCTGCCATTGCCGATGTTTCCCGCTTTTGCTTTCAAGGTTGAGCATTTGCCGCTTTCTTTGTAGCTGCTGAACGACT